TAAGAAAATCTTTTTTCATGATTCTTTAATTTTAAATTCAACGAAATTATTTATGATTGCTTCGAAGCCTTATATATTTACACCACGCATAATGTTTCCGAGTCTTGAGATAATTAGAATTCTCATCATTATTGTGAGCCTCTTCCTCAAGACTGACGTCATGGTACGCACAGTTCTGTTTCTTGTGAAACAGCCTTATGAATAAATACTCACACCCATACCACAGATAGAAGAATATCCATAACATTTCTTTCATTTGAGCCGTATGAATTGACTCATGCGTGATTGTTGATTCCGGTAACTGTTTACGCTTGGTAAACAGTATCCCGAAGAAGTTCAATGTATGATAGCCCCCGAACGGGAACCATGTGTTATAAACTATTTTCATTCTTGTCCTCCTTTCTTCTTTGCCTCACGACGTGCTTTCCGTCTTTCGCGTCTCGCTGCGGCTTCTGCCTCAGCTTTGTTTATATTTACCTCACCCTCTTCTTTTTGAGCCTTATGACGAGCAATAGACTCACCTATGGCTCCCTTGACTCTCATACCTTTCTTTTGCTTGTAATGCTTGTTAAGGTTATAGTCAATTTCGAACTCCCCTTTCGGCTCATCTTCTTCGACAGGCTCTGGTGCGAGTATAACGCCATTATCTTTGAGTTCCTCAACACTTGTATCGTCTGGGGTGAACGCATTCGCCTTGGCGTCTTCCTGTGCCTTTGCTGCCTTCATTGATTTAAGCCTCATCAGCATTGATGTACGATTGCCCTCAGCCTGTTCTTGAGCCTTGTCATCCTCCTCATCTAATATTTCCGTGATAGGAGTGAACTCGGTCACGAACTGCTTAGAGGCTCGTTCTATCTTATCCCAGTCGTATTGCTTGATAAGTGCTGACGGGAGCTGAACCTGTTCACCGTCCATCAAGTTACCGTTGAATCCATTGAATTTAGCGTACCAACTCGAAGCCAACTGGGCTATCAATACAGTCGGGTTCAGTCCTGCTTTCGCAGCCGTTAAACCAACCACCAACGCATTGATTGACATCTGTTTCATTACGGACATGATGTTCGTCTCAGCGTGAAGAGTAGCATTGATGTCAATACGACCATCAACGGTCATCTTTATTTCGTTACCCTTGACCTCTTTTCGAGCCTGTTCAATGATACGGAGTATAAGGTTACAGTAATCGACATTGCTTCCCCCTGCTGCTCTATTCTTTATCTCAACTTCTACGAGCATTTGGTTCAGCACTTCCAAACGACCTGTTTCGGTTGCTATTCTGAAGTCCTTATTCTGTAACACGTACTCGGCTCGACGACGGGTAATCAAGTCTCGATTCTCAACGTAGAACTTCTTCAGTTCATCTTCAGGAACCTTAATCTTGTATTCCTTCGCCATCACTTTCGAGACATCCGTTACGGTGTAAAACTTCCCGAACAGCTCCATGATGGTTCCCGTATAATCTACGATGTTACGTGGCTTCCGGGAACGAACTCCCATAGCCTTATTCAACTCCAGGACGGCACGATTGTAGGCACGGTCTAATTGAAGATACTGAAGACGCTTTGCATTAGCTGAACGCACAGCCGTAATGCCCCCACCATGGGTCTTCACTACTGCCCCCACATTCACCGTCTGTTGGAAGTCTATATTGATTATCTTCTCCTCATCTGTACCCTCGTTAAGAACGAGGTCGAAATATCGTTTAGGAGAAAGGTCTCGCTCTTCCTTTGCCCATTCGGCAGCAACATACAGGTCTTTCACCTCATCAGTCGACTCGTTGATATAGTCAGGAGCCGTCCTCATGATACGCTCTATGTCCTGTTCTGTGATAAGTCGCTTCGGAACGGGTTTCTTCTTTTCTGCCATGATTCCTGTATATAAAAGTGGCTGGTTCTTTTATACCAGCCACCCCTGTTCAACTTTTGTTACTTCTTCTTTCCTTTGGCTGGAGCTTTCGCTTCTTCCTTTGGCTTGTCGACTTCCTTTTTAGGAGCTGCCTCAGCCGTTTTCGGCTTCTTCTCCATCACAACCACGCCAGTGAATTTCGTCTTTTCAGTCTTAACAACTTCATGACTCGGGGACTCTTCATCACCTACCTCATCCGCAACAGTAATCGCTGCCTCAGGACTTTCAGCACGTACCAAAATGAAGAACGGTTCTTTTACGACTTTACCCTTGTCATTTTCGCTCAAGAGTTCAATCTTAACTTTGTAGAACGGGTCTTCCGGAACGCATCCTTCTGTCTTTTCAACACGTTGTATCTTTGACGGTTGAATCTTAGGAATTGAAAAGTCCTCTCCCTTGAATTGTTTGTTCATGAACTCAGTCACTCTGGCTTCGGCTTCGGTATAAGTTTCAACCTCAAACAGCCACAATTCCTTGACGGTCTTATACGCATTGCGTTCGGTGACGGTCAACCGTTTTGTTCTTACTTCAAAAAACATAATCGTCTCTTATTTATGATTAATAATCGTCATCCTCGTTCTTGTTACGGGAGAATAACGTGATGTCTTTTATATCAACGTACCACCACTCCGTGCGGGTTGCTACTTTGAATCTGTCGGGATATTCAACTCGTTTAGGATACACCTCAAGAACGACTCCCAACGTGTTCTCTTTGAATTGATGACCGCTATTATTATGGCGGATGCGGACAATATCCCCTCTTCGGATTTGCTTTTGACTCATGGCATTTACTTATTATTTGGTTCATCGTTTGCGGACATGGCGCAGGAAGTATTCAAGAACTGAATAGCAACCGACACTGAATTTTCAAGAGACACACGTGATACTTTGGCTGGGTCAATGATACCAGCTTCAAACATATCTTCAACTTTCTCAGATACAGGGTTATAACCTACCCACCAAGCGGTTGATTGGTTAAGAAGCTCAACTTCCATTTTGACAGCGTTTACGCCAGCATTTTCACAGAGTTGATAGAACGGTGAAAGCAAAGCCTCCATAACGACATTCCAACCGATTAGGAAGTCAGGATGTTCATTCTTAACAGACTCTTCAGTTCTAAGATGTTCGGCTGCTCGTAGCTGTACAGTACCACCGCCAGGAACATATCCCTCTTCCAACGCTGCCCGTGTTGCGGCAATAGCGTCGTCCACACGGTCTTTCCGTTCCTTCATCTCTACTTCGCTGTCCGCACCTACATATAGGACAGCAGCACCACCTGTTAGCTTTGAAATTCGCTCACGATACTTTTCAATGTCATAAGCGTTCGAAGTGTCCTCTAATAGATGTTTGATTGACTCTACTCGGACATTTATGTCCTCTGGCGTACCTACTCCCCCAACGAGGACTGTACGATTAGTAGAAACGACCACACGGTCGCACGCTCCAAGCCAGTCTGTTCCTAACTGGTCAACCGGACGTCCAAACTCATCCCCAACAGCCTTTGCCCCAACTTTGATAGCAAGGTCTTCAATAAGGTCTTTCTGGATTTGACCGTATCCGGGAGCTTTCACGAAACAGGCTTTCAGCCCATTCTGTTGCTGAATATTGGTTACGAGGAACTTGATAACGTCATTAGACGCATTAGGAGCAACTATCAGAACGCTGCGTTTTGCGGAATAAACTGTTTGAATGATAGGAAGGATTTCCTGGGGATAGTTAATGTTCTGTCCGAAGATGAGAATATACGGGTTATCCAACACCGCTTCAATTCTTTCAGGGTCTGTCACGAAGTACGGGTTCACCAACCCTTTCTCCCACTGGAATCCAGTAGTAACCTCAACCGTCGTTTCATTTCCCTTGCTGCTTTCTTCAACGGTAATCACACCATCGTTTCCGACTTTACCGATTGCCTCTGTAATGATACAGCCTACTTCTTCATCGCCATTTGAACTGATAGTAGCAATCTGACGAACACGGTCAAAATCTTCTTCACCGATTTCCTTCGCCATCACCTGCATGAATTTCACGGCTTCTGATTTGGCTGCTTCCATACCCTGTTTGAACCGTTGGGGGTTCTTAACATTCGGCAGGACTTCCATACCGTGTTTAATCAACGCACGAGTGAGGATTGTTGCTGTGGTTGTACCGTCACCAGCCTCATCACAGGTCTTTGCCGCAACCGTCTTTACAAGCGTTGCACCCATGCGTTTCATGGTGTCGTCCGTATCATAGGCACGAGCCACCGTTACACCGTCCTTGGTGATATGAGGAACTCCGTAGCCTTTATCAATGATTACTGAATGACCTTTCGGTCCGAGAGTGGAAGATACTGCATTAGCGAGTTCATCAATTCCTTCGAAAAGAGCCTCTTGAGCAGATTTGTTGAATAAAATCTTTACATTCATATTTATTACACTTAATCGATTTTTATTTAAAAACGCCCAGTCCCGGAGTCAGGTTCCGAAGACTGGGAAATTTCTTGATTTATTTCTTCGTATGCCTCGCTTTTATATGTTTATTCATCATGTTCCAACAAATTAACTTTCCGCAAACAGGACACACTTCTTTCCTTTCGACTTTCTTCCCCTTATTCCAAGCAGCGATTCCTTTACGGTTTTCAGAAATTTTTCCCTTTTGTTCTTCTGGCATTGAAACTCCTTTGTTCCAAGCCTTTCGACCCTTTTCACTGTTTGAAATTTTAAGCCGAACATCTTCAGGAGTCTCTAATCCTTTGTTCCATGTTTCTTGTCCTTTCTTAAATTGAGTCTTTTTAATACGTTCTTTTGTTTCAATAGGAAGATTATCCAGACCTTGCTTTGTTCTTTCAATATGTTCCAGACGCTCTTCCTCAGTCATTTCTTCATATCGCTTTTTCTGAAGTTCTGACATTCGTTTTCTATTTTCAGGCTTTCTGGCTTCTTCGTGGGCACGACGGGTTCTACCAATCTTTTCTTCAGGATGTCTTTCGTACAAACCCTTCATCATTTCTTTCATGAGGTTTCTAATAACCTTAGATTTATGCGCCCCAGCAACACCATCGCCACCTTCCGTCAAATTATACCCATTTAAATAGGTATCTAAATGAGAAATCCAAAACCGTTCTCGATTAAAAAGCCATTTAGCCAGTCTATCCCGATTTGCATACTGTTTACTTTCTAAAACTTCTATTTTAAAAGCATCTTCACCATATTTATGAATATCTTCATGAAGACCAGTTCCTTTCGTTTTAGACTGTGCTAAATGCTTTTTCCATCTATTCAGATAACCTCTAATAGTTATTCCAACATATTGTTTTCCTGTAATTAAACAGGTTATAAGATAAACTTCTCCTAAAACTTTTTCTTTCATATTTGCACCATTTTAATTGATGGATACAAATATAACGTATTTACTTTTTCAATCCTCTCATCTCCTCCAGGGAACACGCACCTCCGGCACAGGCTGTTGCAATTTCACTTCCTGCCTGTTTAAGCGGTTCTTCCCACTCAATATTGTCGTACGATACAGGCTTCATTCGACAAATCAACTGCCATTTGTGATATACGTTCACGTGTTTCAAGCAATAGGAAGTCTTCACACGGTCTCCGTCCATATACTTATCGGCAAATGAATTGAACCGTCTCACCCAATCTTTTCGACGCTCAACCCGTCGTTTCAGATAATCAATGACACAGTTCACATCTGAGAAGCATACACCGTCAATATCCACAAGGAAACGACCATCCTTAATGTTCTTCACCACGAAGTCAGATATCTCTTTATCCGTAATGTCTAACAGATTCGGAGCCAACCCTGTGGCTGCGTTACAGGCTTCCCACACGTCTTTGAACACGTCCTGAGCATCTACGATTAAACCGCTTGACAGGATAGCTCCTGCGCCATAGCGTTTCGCCAATTCCGTTTCATCAAGAACTTCGGTGTACGGTGCTTGAGGATAGTCCAAATCGCCAAATGATGATAACAGACTGATTCCCCCGAACTCACTTCTATGCTCCCACAGGAATTCCCGTACCTCATCCCACTCTTCTGGTCTTACTGTACAGGTATTCGAAACGTTCATTCTTAATCGGGGATTTTCTTTTGTAGATGGGTGGTCAAAGTTCGTACCGAACTCAATCCAGTTTCGTTTGGTTAGGAGAACGAACTTCAGGAAGTCAATTGCTGTCAGGTTCTGTTTCAGCAACGCTCCTTCCGGAAGCGTAACAGGGAAGGCGATAACCTTTTCACGGTCTGGTGCCCATACACTTGCCTCCACCATATCCGGATTCACCCTCATCCATTCTTGAACAGCCTGTTCAGTATCCGCAGCCTGAATGTGGCGAATATAATGGCGTGAGTGTCCAGGAGTGATTCCTGACAGGGTTCCGAGGAGTTGTGAACTGTTTCCAGACGGCTTTACAACCGTACAGCGTGCTGCCGGATTGATACCTATCATCCGTGCTACTTTCTGATTTGTTTCCTTGACAATTTCTGCTCCTCGTCTTTGGATATCAGCGTTGAACAGAATGTCGGGGTTTTCGCAAAGACCTGTAATACCAATCCCGATAAGAGCGTCTCTTTCAGCTATCTTTTGAGACCATTTCTCAAGCACACGGAAGTTTGTATAACCAGCCTGAAGTGTACAGATAACAGAGGCTGCTTCACAGGCATCATAGAAGTCCTGCTCGGTCTTTACCTTACCACCGTTAATTTCCGCAAGATTACAGAATCCCCAACCTGAGTGCCACTCACCGTTTTCGTCCTGAACACGGGGATACATTCCTACTTCCCCACACGGGTTATAAACAAACCACGGAGAGTCAATGAATACAAATCCTGGCTCGCCATACATCTTTGTATTTTCATAGATAGCGTCGAAAGCCTCCTTCGAAGTATCAGGTAGGATTGCTGCTGAATTGTTACTCCGGCACAGTTCAGGCATCGTTGATATCCAGTTTCCGGTTTTGCACGACGCCATTTCCGCATCGTCAACGTCAAAGATACTTATCATCGCTGAACGACGAACTCCCCCTGTAACGACGCTATTCGCGCAAATACAAATGATGTAATGAAGTTCGAAAGGTCTCAACTTGCGTCCCTTGATACGGTTCACAATGTGATGAACCTTTTCAATCGCTTGGCGCAATGGGTCTGGTCCAGGAGCCTTAAATCCCCCACGAATATATGCTCCTTTCGGGCGAATAGCTGAATAGTCGAACTCAATGTCCGCACCACCATAGTAGTAAGCGGTCATCAGTTTTCCTACTGCCTCTGCCCATCCTTCGATTGTGTCAGGGATTAAGAACTTTTCACTCTGTTTCGTATTATCAAATCCTTTGGGAATAGGGAGTTGTTCGGTGTGAATGTGCTGAACGCTGTACCCTGTGCCAGCTCCGCATAAGAGTAGATACATAATCTCCTCAAATACTTGTACTCTATCCACATAGGTAGAGGAACAGTTGTAGAAGCGAGCGTGCTTCTCTAACATCAATTCACCACCATATTGAAGAGCACGTTGCGCTCCCAATACACGTTGCTCTCCATACAGGCTATATGCTCGTGCGAATAACGAACTGAACTCTTTTTCGTCTTCAGGCTTAATTCGCTCTGAATAACGTTTCAAGTGCATGTCCATTACTCTGTTCACGGCATCTTGCCATCCTTCCTTTTTTCCGTTGTGGGTCTGGGAGTATTTGCTCAAAAACACGTACTCTCCAACCACTGGTCGACTGTCCTTTTCAATCATGTTTCTCTTCAATTTTCTTGGTTTTCCTTTTACGAACTTGTTTCGGTTTCGGAGCTGCCTTCTCCGGCTCTTCTTTACTTACTGTTATCAAGCAGCAAGGCATAGAATTGCCAAGCGTTAAAGCCAGCACGGACGGGTTCCCCAATTTGCTGTCTTTTGCGCGAGCCTCCTCAACAATAGACGCAAATATACTACTTTTTACTTCAAGACACAAAGGTTGGGGAACATACGTGTTCTCCTTTCCGGATTGTTCCTTCGCAATCTGTATCTTTACCCGTTCCGCCTGGAAATGAGTTTCAAGAATTTCTTTCGTAGGAACAACCCCTGCGAAAGCCTTAATCTTCTTGCAACTCAAAAGACAAATCTTAGTCGTCTCTTTCCCTCCTTCAAATGTCGAATGTGGAACCATCAGATACAAATCGACTGGAGTCTGTTTCTTAGCTTCTTCCATAATCAAATTATTTAACAATATATTAAACTTTTTCTCGCACGTGTTACGGCAACAAATTGTAAACACTTCTCAGCGTATAACGCCAAATCAGTGGTTGCATATTTACTCGGTAGGAGCTCCGGCTTCAAGAAGAATATCCTATCAGCCTCCAACCCTTTACTCTTATGGATTGTGCTCAATGTAATCCCTCTATTGGCGTTCTCTACGAAGATATCGTATATCCGTGAACGTACTGTTTCCAAGTCACCAAAATATTCGTACAGACTGAGCAAGACGTTTACCTTTTCATCCAGCTTGTCATACGCTTCACACTTCATTGGATTTTTTATCCCTTTATTCGCTAATTTCGTTTGCATGTTGGTGAGAACCTGTTCAAGTCCCCATACATCATCAACGCTATCAATTAGAGATACAAGTTCGTCGCCAAACTCCTTCCCAAGAATTGTACACTTCTTTCCCTTACGAAGTAGTGTAATGAAAGCCTCAACCAACGGTGCATTATTCCGACACAGAATGAAGTCGCCCTCTTCCGCATCCGTGAACGCTCCCTCGCCAACAAATCCCTTCTCAGCTCCCGGAGCAGCTACAATACCATCGGGAAACACTTTACAGGCTTCATCTACGATGTCTCTTGCACACCTGTACGTCATTGATAGAGGAAGAGTAACCGTGTTCGGTGCATTCTTGATAGCCTGTAATGAATCAAGATTACTTCCCATGAATGAGTAGATTGATTGCTTCTCGTCCCCAACAGCTATCAGGCGACCTCTGGGTGTCTTACACATCTTCACGACTTCAAACTGTAATGGGCTGATATCCTGACACTCATCAAGCATAACGACATTATACTGTTTGAAATCTTCTTTGTGAACGTATTGAGTCGAATAATATAACATATCGGTGAAGTCCATAGGAAGTTTCCCTCCCCCACCTTTTAGGAAGTAATTATCGGCAATCCTTTTGTTAAGCATACGGAGCTCTATTGCTCTCTTAGCGAGCTCTTCGTCAACGTCCTCACCGTACCTCTCCCCCAATGCTATTATTGCCTCTATATCGTCTGGTACGAGGTTAAATCTCATGAGGTCATAGAGCCTACATACTTTCATTATTATTCCGGGAATGCGCTTCGGGTGAACCCCTTTGAATTTCATCTTTTCTTTCGCCAGATTGAAATTCTTTGAATCACTCAGGCTGAAATTCAGGCTGAATGCTTTGCACAGGGACGACAGCGCACAGGAGTGAAGTGTCTGAGCCTTTACCGTTCTCGGAAGCCTCTGCCCCAGCTCTTCTGCTATTGACTTGTTAAAAGCCAAGAAGATAGAACTCTTAATAGGAGGAGTCATCTCCGCTAACTTGCACAGGGTGAATGTCTTCCCACTTCCCGCAGTCGCACTCACGAATATGTTCCTATTCGTTGATTGATACTCATCGACTATCGCCTGTTTATATTCGTCCAATTTTGCCATACTAAATCGTTTCTATTTGTAGTTCAACATCCAACTTCCCGCTGTAATAAGCGTCAAACAGAGCCGTTCCGTTCAGTCTGTCGAACAGTTCTTCTTCGGTCGCATAGTAACAGTCTCCTAAGAGAAGGATGTCTCCCATCTTATTCAATTCTTCATACCTTTCAGTCTTCTCAATAAACACAACATCAGAACCCTCATGGTGGAACCAGCTGAACCCCTCAAGAGGCTCATCCTGAACGAACTTATCCTGGGTCTTGTAATTTGCCAACGCATCCGCACAGGCATTACCAAACACCAATGGGTCATTCAAGTCTTTCCCGTGTCCATTTATCCATGATATACCAAACAACATCTTTCGACGGCTGTCAATCTCCCGTACAATTTCTTTCCACAGTTCAGCGTTCTTCACGCCAACCCAACCACACATTCGCCATTTTGAAATGGAACCATCCTTGAATGAATTGACTACGAATTGACTGTCAGACACGATATGAACCTTTGTCCATACATCGGGGTCTATCATCTGAACTGCTGCCAATAAGGCTTTCATCTCCATTCGTGATGTTGTCGTGTTCCAAAAGCCTCTGCGCAAATGGATTTCCTTACCACCTGTTAGGCAGTACACACCAAATCCTCCTGGCTTTAATGCTCCTTTAACATTACAGCTCCCATCGGTGAATATCTGTATATTTATCCGCTCTTTTGGAACCATAATTCTACTGAGCCTTTCGTATCTTTAGACCGTGAATGGTCGCCCAACCTTGTAACCGAAGAGCGTCCTCTACTTTTGCTTCACTCTCAGCCATTACGACAGTGGCTTGCTGCTTGATTTGACCTTTACGTTCCTTTGTGCCAAAGAACTTAACTTTGAATTGAATTTTGTCCATTTTTATCACTAAATTTTTGATTTACATACATAACGGTCTCGCTCCTGCTCAGGTTCGTCATTTCGAATGTTTTTGAAGGAATTTTCTTGCCAACAGTTCATTCTCGTTCAACCCCCTGTTCACCACACCTGTTATCAGGCTCTTATCCTTTACGGTTTCTCTCATTTCAACGTCTATCGTTTCGGGGGATAATAGGTAAGTAATATTTATGCTATTCTTTTGACCCATTCGCTCAAGACGGCTGTTCGTTTGTTCCAAGTCCGTTGATTTGTCAGGCAACTCAATATAGAAGAGATTACTACAATTCTCCTGAAGACCGTCCGTACCTGTACCAGCCGACTGAATGTTAGCGAAGAGCAAGCGATGCTTCTTTTCGGAGAACTCATTCACAATTTGTTGCTTCTTCTCTGATGAAACTCCACCCTGTATTACGGGTGCTTTAAAGAACTTCGCCAGCTCCTGAAGCGGTTCACGGTGTACACCAAACACGACAAGTGATTCCTCTTCATTCGCCTCTAACCAATCCTTGATATACGATTGTACGAACGCCAACTTCCCTTTAATTGACAGCGTCTTGAGCGTGTTAATCATTACAAGGTGTGGAGCGTTCACTGCACTGTTTGCTTTCTCCAAGTCTATTTTCTCAAGATAGGCTATCAGGTCAGACTCGGCTCGCCTGTACTCTTTTGCGTTGGTTATAGGAACATCAACTGTTTGCTCAACCAACGGTGGAAGCTCGGTGAGGACGTCTCGCTTATTTCGTCTAATATAACCTCCCATCCGCAACAGTTCATGGAGTTCCTCAAGATTACTGAACCCACTGAAGTCGAAGCCGTATGCCGTTTGCTTCGCATTGCAATACCTGTACTTAAAGTCGAGGTCGGCTCCGAATATATCCTCGAACCGTCTAATTATCTTGAATGGCTGAATCAGGTCTGATGGCTTATTCTGGGTCAATGTACCTGTCAATCCCCATACGTGTTGAATTCGTTTGGCAATCTTCTTTGCCATCTTTGTACGAAGAGCCTTTTCACTCTTCAAAAAGTGTATCTCATCCATAGCACAGGACGCCCAATACTTCCGCAACAGCTCCTTGAACTTTGCGGTCGGCTTCTCCATGTTACGTTCTCCGAGCACATCATAGTTGATGATGACAACATCGTTGTTCCACACTTCGGGGTCAAACTTTCGTTTGCGCTCAATCACACCTATCTTTCGGTCGGGGTTCCATTTCCCCCACTCCTTCTTCCAGTTGTACTTCACAGACGCTGGAGTAATAATTAGAGCCGGAAACGCATCCATTAATTCTATGATGATAATCGTTTGAGCCGTCTTCCCCAAACCACAGTCGTCCCCATTGATACAGTTCCCATGATTAATCATATACGCAACCCCCTCACACTGGTAGGAGCGAGGCACACGTTTCAGCCCAATCTCCTTACAGGCTTGAGCCACTTCCTCTGGGGTTATCACTTCCGGAGGCTCTTGGTAGGCTATAACGTTCGGAGAGGGAACGTAGTTCATTCCCTCTTTAAATCCGTTCGCTTCCAGCCACTTCTTCAACGGAGCCAATGTCGTTAATTGAATTGGGACGTACCATTCCCTGTTCTGAGGATTGTATCCCGCACCAGCAAACTTCTTTACAGCCGTCACCAATGCTGGGTCATACCTAAACCCGACGTAAATATAATTTCCGTCACTGTACCAATATCTCATAATTTTTTCTCCTTTTCGCTTCAGACATTTTTCTTCGAGCCTCTTCTGAATGCTTCTTTCCAAAGAAATGATTTCTCTTTCCACGATGTGCTTCTGAAAGTTTATCTTTCCACTCTTTTGAAAAATTTCCACGTTTTACACCTGTCTTCGTCTTGCTAATTTTCTTGCGGTGTTCTTCAGAAAGAGTCTTTCCACGTAATGCACCAACATGCCCTAAATTAGCTTTCGAAATCTTTCTTTTTTACTTCTTCGGAATGATGTTTCCCTTTCATAGCGCATTCCCTTCCCATATTAGATTGAGAAATTTTCCTCTTTGTTTCGTCAGTGTGCTTCATCCCCCAATATTTAGACAAACGAACTTTTGCAGCTTGTCTTGCTTTTTCTCGACGTTCTTCTGTCCATACACTTCCAACCACACCCTCACCACCATCAGTGGAATTATAACCATACTTCTTTGTTTGAAGTCTTCTAATAAGCCGTTCCTCAATGAAACAAAGTTTGGCTTTAAGAATCCGTCTATTTGGTGCTGTTATTTGAATCACCTCTTCAATCGTAAAGTTCTCCTCACCATACTTTCTGATAGCCGAATATAGCCTAAAAGGAACCCCACGTCTCGAAGCCTGTTTATGCTCCTTAAATCGTTTTTCAATCGACTTCACTGTCTGACCAATGTACATCTTTCCATTGACCAGACAAGTAACGCAATATATGTATCCTTCAATCGTCATTTTATCATATCTTCAAAATCTTTTCTCGAAATTATTTTAATTCCATATTCTGACGCTTTTTTCATTTTAGATGACGAACTATTCATGTCGGCTGTTACCAACAGATATAAATCTTTTGATACTCCGTTTGATACCGTATATCCAAACTGAGGAAGCATCTTTTCAAGTTCTTTATCCCGAAAGCCTGTTAAACATACCTTTTTGAATCCCCCTTCCGGAATTTCAACTTTCGGGGACTGAACATAAGTAATAACGATTCTTTTGTCCTTTCCCCTCGACAGATACGTTTTTAGACCCTTTACGAACGTCAAAGCCAGCACGTCACCTATTCCCGGAATGAGTTCACATTCGTGCTTTAGAGCGACCGCAGACTCCGCTGTGAGCGCATAACTGTTTGGGTCACGCAACCTCTCAACGGTTTCCCCATTCAAGCCGTCCAAAATCTTTTGACAGGTTGCTTCGGCTATCTTTCCATCAAACACGTTAATGGCAGTTAGGTAACGAGCAAGCGGTACACCAGCAAGAACCTTTTCAATCTGGCTGAAAACTGTCTTCCCTTTAGACTTTCCTAACAGGTTCTGAAATTCTGATACGTGCGACTCAAGAATTGTATCTATTGTCTTATAGCCATGTCCATACAAACGACGTATCGTAGGCTCTTCAAACTGTTCGCAACCCATCGTGCGGAAGAAATACACCATACCAGAGATTACTCTTTCCCTGCACGACTCATTTGAGCAAACAAGGTCGACGTGCGTTTCGTTCCATTTAAGCGGTTCACCACAGGACGGACAGATAACAAGGTCGTCCATCATATCGGTGTACGCATTCTCATTATATTCGATGGTCTTCAAATGTTTAGGGATAACGTCTCCACCACGTGTAACCTCAATGAACGCTCCTTCGCAAATATGTTGGTCAATCAGGTAGGCAGCATTATACGCTGTGGCTCGTGATACGGTTGCTCCGTTTATCTCAACTGGTTCAATGATGATTACAGGGTTCAAAACACCTGTCTTCCCAACCCCCTTTTCAATGCTGATGACCTTTGTCTGGTACACATCGCACCATTCGTCTTTCTTGAACGCAATCGCATAGGCTGGATTTCCATTAGGAAGTCTTCCTAACTGTTCCCGAACCTCGTATTCGTCAACCTCAATGACCACGCCATCAATCTTGTATTCAGCGTCAAACCTGTCATGAAGTTCCTCGTCAAGCAACATATTCATTTCCTCATCATCAAGTTCGAGGATTTCCTCTATATAGAACCCAACGAATGGGGTAACGTTGTGGTACAGGCTCTTCAGCTTATTCAACATCGTTGATTTGCCCTCTTCCATATCCGAGCCGTATCTTACGAAGTCCACATTGGTCATGAAGCGGTTCTTCCAACCATCAGCCGAATTGAACAGTCCGGCAACCATATTGCGTGCATTCTTATAGGTGAAGTCAGCTTGGCTGTCCTTGAGGTGGGCGAACGTTTTCTTCTTCATGATAGCCTCTCCCCACGTGTGTATCAACTGTGGTTCCGGCTCCTGCTGTTCACCATTGAACATCTTCTCGAAGTGTTTATCGCTTACCTGTCCTTCAACACCGTCCCCACGTGTCCAGGCTCTCTTTTCATCCTCATCTACGACAAGACTTATGCCGTCAAATTTAGGTGTGGCGACAATTTCCTTACAGCCTGCATTGACCATCTTTTGAAGCCACTTGCGGAAATCCTTTACCGTCTTTATCTTCTCAAGACTATACATGGGAACAGGGAGCTCTTCCATACGGTCAGTCGCTTCCTCTACAATACCTTTCTTGAAGAACTCATCCTCCGGACTGTTCTCCCTGAGAGTTTCGACCATGTGGTCATACTCAATATCTGACACTTGAGGATTGCCCTCGCGATAAGCCTTATTCAGAGCGATAAGTTCTTCTCTCAGGCTGTTAATCTTTTCTTGTTTCATCTTTGCCATAACGAAATTATTTAGTTTCTTGATTCTTTTGACAGTTTTTCAATCTTACTGATAGTCTTATTGCCAACTTTAAACGTGTGAACACTATACAGAAGATTTTCTTCTTCCTCGTCCCATACCCAATACATAGAAGAATGATTATTGTGTTTCATCAATTCTTTACCTTGTCTTCTTGCGATACGAGCAGCCTCTCTTGCTGATGTTGTTTCAACTGTTATTGTATCGCCTCCGTTGTACTGAATATTGAACTTTTTCATGACCTTTGATTTTAATTGACACTACAAAGGTAATGGATTCTCATGAGATTCCAAAGACTTTTCCCCCGAAAATCTTCAAAAGGCTGAAGAAATATTTCTATCTCCCCAGCCTTTTAACGTTAATTCGATGATTTTCGCCTTTTATTCTTCCATCATATTGTGGTAAAGTTCGAGTCGGATTTTAGCATACGCTGCTTCAACGTTGGTGAAGGCACGCTGGTTGTTCACCCCCTTGTCATTATATATTTCCGACTCGACTACCTTTGCCACCTGTTCAACCCATTTCGGATTGGTATAGGATGATAATTTCTTTCCTCTGAATGTAAAGCAGTCAAACTTTGAATTTCGGTCTTCATGAAGATTGGTTAGGAGCTGTCGTATCTTCTTCGACGTGGCTTCCTTATCCGAGATATGATTCTCCTCACAAACCCTCTTAATAATCCGACACACCCTTTCAACCGCCAAGTCAAATGCCATATTCGTGACAGTCTTGATTCGCATCTGGGTTTCGGGAACGAGTCCCTCGGATATGTTACTGAGCTGAATGTTTTGGTTCCGTGTTTCAGTCAGGAGTTCTTTAAAGGTTTCCCTCTGTGCGCTCATGGTGTCATTGATAACTTTCATGAACCAACGAAAGAACGTTACCCACATCAATGCTGACAGCACCAAAAAGAATCCGGCAGTAACCGCCATCATCCCTAAATCTCCAATTCCTTTTCCCGCTTCCAACGCAGGATTGATTACTTCTGTACCCATTGTTTCTTCTTATTTTTCGTTTAAATTCCTTTGGTTAATTACTTTGGTACAAAAATAATAAATCTATTCGAATCTCTCCTAACCGTTATTCAGCGTCACTTTGGTCAACCAAAGATAATTATCCGTTCCAAACTTGAAATCCTCCTTATGAATTGACTGACAACGCTCCAAAAGACGCTGTTCTGTCATCCCTTGAGCGAAGTTGTGCCCAACATTGGCGAGGATTGTTGTGATGTCCTGTGCGTCCCGAACTTCATTGTATCGGCATTCACGGGTCTTCAACCTTACTTCCCGAGCCAAATAAGCTCTATATTCACCCAACACCTCGAGAACTAAGATGTTACATTCACAGTTCATGACCAACCCCTTACAGGCATCCATGAATTCTTTCTTAGAAGCATCATTTTCCATAACCTATCATTTTTTCAATTGCATTCTTTTTACGTTGTTCTTTCTCATCAGCAGCACCTCGCTTCAAGTCCTTATCAAACCGTTGGCGAAGTATCTCCTTCTTTTTGTCGTCAGGCTGTCCCTTAAATACTCCAACGGAAAATACTGGTATCTTAGAGTCTTCTTCCGCAAAAACCATTGTTTGACCGCATACGGGACATTTAGGGGGTGTGCCCATAAATTCAGGAATCATCTTCTTTAATTCCTTGTCGTACTTCATACGATAGGGTGCAAGAATTTTTTGATTCTCACACCCATCCGGACATATTACTACAAATCTCATAAGTAATGCCTCCTTCCATATTCAGCTATCAAAAGACTGTCTGTCAAGTTATCATCAGGCTTGGTGCAGTTAGGTGTCCTGCGCAAATCCTGTCGTGGGAACAGCCGTTTGGCGGCAAGAACCGACATGACTTTCTTGTCAGGATTCGCCTTAATTCCCTCGTACATTTCTTTCTGCCACTTCTTCGGAGTCACCAATACAATACGCAAACCGCACATGATGAACCCCATTCGTATAGCGAAACACACCCCACCAAAGGTGAAAGTGGCTCCGGCTGCTGAACGAGGTAAAGCATGAACATCCTCTATCACGACAACCGTATTATTCGGGTCGCAATCTTCTGATACCTTTATAATCAATTCTGACAGTTCATGCAAGTCAAGTTCCTTCCCCACTTTCGGCATCGGGTAATGGGTCACCCCCTTACTATTCATGACAGTGAAGAACCCCTGTTTTCCTGGGTCGACTCCTATAACTGTTTGATTCTGTTTCATATCTTTATTCTATATAACTGTAACCGTTTTCCTTCACGACAGTGAGAGTTGATACACCAGCTCGAATATTCATGACATGACTGATAACATATACAGGGTGACGAACTTCGTTCATTGATTCAAGTAGAAGAGCCAACCCCAACGGGTCTGTTCCCTCAAGAACTTCATCAATCATTAGGAAGTGAAGACCTCCCCATTCATTCGTACCATTAATCATCTCCTGAAATGCTTGTATCAGAGCCATTTCTATTCTTGCTCTTTCCCCACCGCTGAACGACCAAAATGATTTATATTCGCCCTCGCCATTGATGACTGTTACCGTAATTTCGGACTTGACTTGTCCTTTTGCATTCCGCTTGAAGCCATCAATTGAAAGCCGAAGTTCCGAACGTTGTTTCTGAAGAGACATATTTGCAAAGTTCTGAATGATTCTTAACTGTTCACAGGCAAGCGACATCTTGAACTCCTTAAATCTTAATCCCCATTGAACCATATCGGATACTTTCTTTTCGCACTCATCGTATTCCTTTTTAGCTTTCTGGAGTTTCTTCTCCGTCAGAGCAACGAGTCCTTCAAGTTCAGCTTCTTTGGTTTCCATTTCAGCCTGTTCAGCCTTTTCAAGCTGCTCAACTAACTGTTCGCTCTCATTGTTACAACGTAATTGAATCCCTTCTTGATGCTTTATATCCTCTTTGTAGGAAGATATCATTTGGTTACTTCGGGTTATCTCCCCACGAATTTTTGTTATCTCAGATTGAACATCACGAATGGCTCGAATTGTCCCCTGTTCTGAAACACGTATCTTCGTGAACTTCTCGTCGTACTTCTTCACTCGTTCCTCGAACGAATTCAATTCTTCCAACGCTGTTTTAGCAAGATTTTCCTGGGTTTCAGCTTCTTTCTTCTGTTTAGTTATCTCCTTCCGAGTGGTAGGCACATCAACAGTTTCATCAGATGTTACGAACTCCGTTCCACACTTTGGGCACTTTACAGTCCCTTTCAAAATAGCCGAAAGACGATTGGCTTCAGCAGTGTATTTTGAGGACAGTTCCTGAGCTGCTTTACGCTTCTTTCGTACTGCCTCTACCTTTGTATCGGTTGACGAGCGTTCTTTCGTTAAAGAGTCATATTGAGCCTTATAGTCAATTGCTTCTAATCCTTCCAACTTCTTAGAAGCTTCAGCAACTTTCTTCTGATTGTCTTTAATGCTCTGCTCCGCCAACTTAATGGCTGTCTGAGAATTTTCAATCTTCTTTTCCGCTCCATCGTACTCTTGGATGACAGCGTCTATTCGCTCGTTTATACGCTCTATAAGCGATTGTCGTTCCTCCTCAAGATTACGTTCCCGCTCCGCAGCTAATTGTTCCGTATAGACGTTCAATTCACCCTCTATCGTGTGAACCTTTGCTTGGGCAGCTTGTTGCTTTTCCTGTAACGGCTTAATCTTCTCTTTTATGACATCATCCGCATCGTCTAACTGTTCAGCCTTAATGAAGCGGTTGATGAGCGAAAGTTTATCCGTATTAGAGGAGCTCACGAATGATTTGAAGTTCTCTTTATTCAAGATGTAAAAACTCTTCAGGTCTTCCGCTGAAATACCTATCCATTTCAGGATGTAAGCGTTTCCATCGTTTACGGTTGCAAACTGTACCGAACCCTCTTCTTCATTGAGCATAAGCTCCAACGTCGCTGAACCTTTCTGTCTGAGAGTCCGGTGTATGTTCAGCGTCTGTTTCCTTATCGGGCAGTAAATGTCAAGCCAAATGTCAGCTTCCTCCTCTCCCCACAAAATCAAGTCTCTGTCAAGAGTCTGTTTTTTCAAGGAGTTTGCCAGGATTGCATACGCAATCCCAGCCTCCATTGTGCTCTTCCCTGCTCCGTTTGTTTCCTTTGATTCAATCTCAGTCAAGTTCTTTCCCTTGATTAAGACAGGCTCGTTCAGGAATTTATGTTTCAACTCCTTGAACGATAAGAAATTCTTCAAACGTAAATAGGTCAGTTCCATACTAAATTGTTTGGGTGATTAATTCTTCAAGTTCTTCAGCAAGGTCGGGGTCATTCAAGATAACCTCTCTTGCCTTTTCAGCTCCCTGTGCAAGTGTCTTTCCTTTGTACTTAAAGAACGACCCTGCCTTCTCAATAACGTTTCGTTCCACGCCAACTGATAACAGCTCTGAAGCCTTATCAATTCCTTCCCCGAAACGAATGTCGAACTCAGCTTTCCGCAAGGGAGGCGCAACCTTATTCTTCTCCACCTTTACTTTGATGTGGTTAGCGACTTCTTCACCTCTGTCACCTACCACACCCGACTTTGCAATGTCAAGCACCTGTGATGAATAGAATCCAAGAGCCTTTCCTCCGGGAGTTGTCTTCGGTGAACCGTACACCACACCAATCTTGTCACGATACTGATTAATGAATATCATCAACTGATTGTTCTTCTTGATGTCACCAATTACTCCCGGAAGCCATGTAGCCATAAGACGAGCAAGCACACCCATCTTAGCATCACCCACATCAGCCTCAAGATAACATTTAGGGAACATCGCAGCCACGGAATCGAGAACGATAGCACCGATTGATTTTGACTTAATCGCTTCCCGAATAATTTCGAGACACTCCTCCGCAACTCCAGGCTGGCAAAGAATAAACATCTCGGGAGAAATATTCACCCCAATTGCTTCTACATAATCCATGTCAATAGCATTTTCACGGTCAATGTAGAGAACAGCCTTGCCCGTCTGTTCCTGAATGTTTCTACAGGCTGTTAAAGCCAACGTGGTCTTTCCTGAGGATTCATACCCACGCAGTTCAATAATACGTCCGAGAGCGTATCCGCCACCGAGAGCCAAATCTAACGACAAGCTCCCTGACGACACGAACTCGACTCCTTGCTGATTGTTTCCCGCCACTACTTCTTTTCCGAACTTCTTTTGTAGCGAGTTCACCAAATCTTCTACTCCTGCCATTTCATTATCTGTTTTAATAGTTCATATCCTTCAGCATGGTCATAGCCTTTTTCTTCGCAAAATGCTTTGAACTTTTCGTCTATGTCCGTACCGCTTAATTCCTGAACGGCTTCGGCTTCTTCCGACTCCGTAACTTCCACGTCCGTATATTTTGCCTTCACCGAAATACCATGTTCCGTGAAGACCTTTTTATTCACTGCCTTTACAGCCTGTTGGTCTCCGACAAGTGTTATCCGAACATTGACGCCATCTGTGTTCGTTTTAGCGAGTTTTAGGAGCTCGTCCTTTGAGGTCTTAAGGACATCAACCTTTATCTCCTTATACGGAACAAAAGATGCCTTTTCAAAATCGAAGGAAGTATCATCGTACAATATCGTGAACCCCTTTTCCTCATCCTCCCCAAAATTGTTCTGGCGAGTGCTCGGCAGGTGAAACACGTTGGCTCCTGGTTGCTGAGCGTCATGATAGTGCCCTAACATCACCTTTCCATATTTCTTGAACAGGTTCAGCGGGATACGGTTGTTCACTACCTTTCCATCGTTATTGATAGAACCCTGTACGGCTGTATGACTGAATAAGATTGATTTCTTTGAATGAGGAGTAGGAAGCTCCCCAAACTTCTCAAGCCAAATATCCTGACTGTAAAATGGAACAAAATGACATTCCACACCCTGTATCTCAATAGTCGTAGGAACTTCAAACAGGTTGAATCCTGGGTGATACCTGTACTGGGTCAAGAAACTTTCGTCAGACTCATAATCCGTCTTGTCATGGTTTCCAGGAATACAATAGATTGTTATGCCGGATGCGCTGTACAGTTCAATCATCTCTGTTAGACAGGTGAGAAGTTCCTGACGCTGGCTTAGTCTGGAGTCGAATATGTCACCGAGCCAAATTACAACCGAGACCCCCATCCGTTGAGCTAATGCTATTTCCTGTTCCGCTATATCAAGCAATTCAACAGCATTCGACTCCTGAAGATGTTTGTCTGTACTAATTATTGCGATTGGTTCTTTATTCATTGTCGAAATATTTAAAATGAAAGTCCAAGTGTATAACGCTTGGACTCTCTTTCTGTACCTGAATCAAATGTTACTTTTTCTTCGCACGCATAGCACGGATACGGTCAATGGCACTTTGACCAGATGCGCTACCAGCGTCGGCTGGAGCTTTTACTCCGGGAGCCGGAGTTTCATCTTCTGGTTCGGGGTCGTCACCAGCGTCACCGCTATCGTCAGGGTCTTCCCCACCGTTGTCATCACCCCCATCACCGTCGTCGGAACCATCCCATCCGGGAACGTGTTCAATGTCGTATCCGAGGTCTTCGTGTTTGACAGCCAGCTGATAAGCCTCTTCAAGTTCTTCACCCTCAAGCTCCAACTCTTCGTATCCTTCACCGTACTGGCGAATGAACTCTTCGTTGACAACTTTCAGTTTCTCTTCCGGAGTAGGTTCAGCAGGTTTCTTTTTCGCTGCGGCTTTCTTCGGTGCAGGAGCCGGAGCCTTGGCTGTCGGTGCTTTCTTAGAAGCAGGAGCTGCAGCAGGTTTCTTTTCCTCTTCACTCGGACCGAAAGGTAGGTCATCAGCCCCAGACGGCTTATCACCTGTCTTTTCTTCCACCATTTCCTGAAGTTGTTCAATCATGTCAAGGAAGTCATCCTGTGCGAAAATCTGATACTGGTTAGCATCGTCGAAACGCTTCAGACCGTCAAGAGCATAATCGAAGTCCCTCTTGGTATAACAGTCCACATACAGTTTCTGGAGGCTGGGGAGACCGTCAAGTTCTTCCAATACCTTATCAGGCACAGCGTTCTTGTCGAAGTAGTCTTCCCAAGTCTGACCCATTTTCAACGGCAACGATTTCAGCGTTTCCACTGTCTTGTTATTGTCGTCTTTTCCACGACTCCATTGAATAGGGAAGCCAGTTGATGGGTCACTGAACATATCCACGGCAGCGGTATCGTTCTGAGCACAAAGGTCAGCAGACTCTTTGTTCAGTGCTTCCATTTGTTTCGGTTTCAGGCTGTCTCGCCAAATCTTTCCTTCAATGAGCGCATAATACACGTATTCAAGCTGCGGACGAATTCCGGGAACCCATGTACCGTTCTTGCCACCCATACGATAACCCGTAATCGGGTTCAGGAAGCGAGCACGCTCATCTTTGTCCTGAAGTTGTTCAGCCTGTTCGTAGACACGTTTGATATACTCCTCGATGATATCGTAGGGATACCCACCGTGAAGAGTAGCCAAGAAGATTTTCTTGTTAGCAATTTTCTTGCCGATTACGGTTCCGTCTTTGTCCTTATCATCAACTTCGCATTTCAGCATCGCTGTGAGCATAGGAACATACGGAGAGTCTCCTGGTTCATGAGCCGGAAGAACTCGTTTCACTGTGATTCCGTCTTTCTGTTTCCAGAATTGTGCATAATCACCTTCACCACCAAAATAGGTGTCGAACTGTTTGGTTTGCTGAACCGTCTCACTCACTTTGGAGAGAGACGCAGCTTTGTACTTTGAACGGTCGAATGCCATAATCAAATGAAATTTAAAATATGAATAATTATTTTGATTCTTTCACTATTCTTGTAACGTTTTCGAGGAATTTCTCCTCATAACTCTTTATAGTTTCCATGAGCTCGAGGATGTCAGTTGCATCCTGTCCAGCCTTTGCGTGGGCAATCAGTTGAAGAGCTCTGGGAAGTGAACAACCATAAGCCATATCATCCATCTTTCCGTTTGGGTGTCTCGGACTGTCTGACTTCTTTAACTGATACACGTCATAAGACGTTCTGTGTGCCTCTACTTGTTTAAGGTAGAAATCCTCTGTTACTTGGATATAACCTTTAAATTCTTCTGAAACGCTGGGTTGAGTTGCTTTCTTTGCCATAACTAAATTGTTTAATGATTTAACGATGATACAAAGGTAATGGATTGATTCGAATTATACAAGAGTTTCCCCGAAAATCTTCAGAAAAATTTTATTTAAACCCTTTCTTCGCAATCAAGAAACTGTTTACCTTTCCCTCTACGAGCTCGCTCAGGAACTCCTGGGGAGTAACAGGCTTGAGGAGGTTGTTCAGCTTCTTTGACTTGTCTTGTACCGACCACTGAAGAGCGTCAAGGACACTGAAGTTCTTTTGCGCCTCAATGTATTCCAGACAGAGTTTCTGGTAATCTTCATCAAGTAGGAGTGTCTCATCAAGAGCCTTTTCTGACAGCTTGATTTCTTCATCTTCGATAGTGAACTTCCCACCATTACGGTTCGCCTCACGTCGCCAACCTTTCTTCATGTCGGCTTCGTAAACTTCTTTCTCGAGCTTCTTTTCTGACACGGCACGCTCGGCTTCCGCACGCAGCAACCCTACTTTGTTCAGGAGTGCGCTGACTGTCACGGCTTCGCCATATAAGTTACTATAATCAATTGAGGTCAATTTGTCGATGTCGACAGTTTCCTCGAATCCATTAGTAACAAGCGTCACGGGGACGTCATTGAAATGTACAAGAATTTCCATTTTGTTCTTCTTTAAATTCGTAAATTTATAACGTTAAAGTAACGATATTCGTTTCGTAGTTCGCTCTCAGGACATTCACTTCTTTCCTCTTATCATAAGATAGTGAGCCATTCATAAGAATAAGGTTCGCTCTGACACAAGACAATAACGGCTCTAACTGTTCATATTCCTGTTGGAAGATAATTACTTCCAGGAACTCATAGTTTGACTCTAATATCAAGCGACACATCGTATCACCTTTCTTTGTCTTCTTCACCTCGAGTTCGGCAATAAATCCTGCAACAACGACATACCCATTGTTCGGCAGATATTCCGTATTGAGACAGGCTTCCATTCCTTGGTATTCATACATATCAGGGAACTCGTCTTTAAACCTGTCATAAAGAGCCTGATAGTCAAAGAACGCCAACCCTGACAGTTTCTTTTGAAGTAATCCCCACCACCAAGCGTCATTCGCATGATAGTCCGCTCCTGTCAATACAGCGTCGTCTTCTTTGACGGCACTCTTAGTTGAGCCGAGGAAACTAACCAATAGGTCTATTCGCTGAGCTGGAGCTTCAACCCCCTCAAGACGGTCAAACGCACCAGCCAATATCAGGTTTCTGATGATACGGCTGTTCACGGCTGAACCCTTCCATTTGTGTCGGGTGATGAAGTCGTCTAACGACCAATATTGACCGTTCTCTGTACGTTCCTTTAATATTTGGGTTGCAGCCTTTTCTGCGACCTGTTTGACCCCTGTAATTGACCAATACAAGGCTTTCTCCTCAAAGTTGATAATAACATCGGTCTCCGATATATTGATATCCACAGGTCGTACCGTACAGACGCCAGTCTTATTGATTTCCGCAATATAGCGGGAATAGTCGGCTTCCTGAGCATACTTAAACGCAACCGACCAATATTCAATAGGATAGTGAACTTTTATCCACTGAGAGATATAACCTGTTATCGCATAGGCAGCAGCATGACTTCGGTTGAACAGGTACGTCGAAGCCTTATCAATAGCGTCCCACACCTTTTCGCTGTATTCCTGCGTGACTCCGTAGTTATCACGATAATACGGGATAAACCGTTCTTTATATTGCTGGAGAGCCTCATACTTCTTCTTCACCATCGCTTTACGAACGTCATCGGCTTCTACCAACGACAATCCCCCAAGTTCACGGCAAAGTTGCATGATTTGTTCCTGATAGGCAAACACTCCATAAGTATTGTTCAGAATCTTGTCTGTACCTGTGAAATACTCAACTTTTCTCTGACCCTCTTTACGCAAGACATATTCGTTATGGAAGTTGTTCTCCATCGCTCCTGGGCGATATAGCGAGATAGCAGCGATAAGGTCTTCAATATTGTCAGGCTTCATCTGTCGACAATAACCTATCAGACCGGAGCTACCAAAGTGAAAGTTATCCTCGTTCCAACCATTCTTGAAATACCTGTACACCTCTGGGTCATCCAACGGTACACTGAAGATGTCTAAATCAACATTCTCATGCTCCTTTATCAAGCGTACCATGTCCTGGAACTTGTCAAACTGTTTCACCCCAAGAACGTCCTCTTTCAGGAACCCTGCTGCGTCCATTTCACCACCTTCCCACTCGGTTACATACTCACCCCCATTCTTACGAATAGGAACCCAATGAAACATATCATGTTCCTCCGGGAACACCATCATCGCACAGGCATGAATTGACTGTGCCTTAGGAGCTGGCATGATAAGCATAACCTCGTTAATCAGGTCAGAATGCTCAATAACAAAGTTCTTCACCCGTGAATGCGCACAGGCTATTTTGAACAGGTCTTCAGGCTTCCTGTCTTTCACGTCAAAGAGCTTCATCATTTCGTTTGTTTCCTGGAAGTCTAACCCATATACACGAGCCATGTCCTTAATCGCTGCACGGAGCTGCAATGCGCTGTACGTTCCCACGGAACATACCTGTTTCCAGCCGTACCGTTCTTCCATGTACTTCTTCACACGAGGTCGGTCTTCACCTGGATAGTCGCAGTCAATATCAGGGAGTGATACTTTCACACGTCCTGCATTCAGGAAACGCTCAAAGAGTAGGTCATATTTCATCGGGTCTAACTTCGTAATCCCTAACAGGTAGGAAACAAGACAACCACCTGCGGAACCACGACTGATACCCGTCATAATCCCATTACGATGGCACCAGTTGATAATATCCCAAGTAATTAGGAAGTAATCAATTGCCTCACCTAACTTGATAACGCCCACCTCTCGGTCTATTCGCTCCATAATAACATCTTCACCCCAATCCTCAATGAGGTCTGGGTGACGGTCAAGACCGTCGGCTATAAGAGCCCAAAAGAGGTCTTCATTTGTTTCATAAGTTTTCGCTTCCTGTTCCGTCATCTTATAGTGGGGCAAGTGTCGCTTCTGGACGTCGATTACAAAGGTAATCGCCTCAGCTATATTTTCAAGGAACTCCAACCCCTCTGTGAAACGGCTGTACACGTCCATGAACCCCTCATCGGTATCAGGGAACATCGCTGCTATTTCAAGGAACAGTTCATCGTTCGTCTTGAAATACTGATTGTCGCTATCGTAGGCAGTTGTCCCACCAATACTTTGAAGACGAGGTCTGATACAACTGTACTCCTCGTCAAGATACCACGCATCTACTGACGGAACAGCTAACAAGTTTCTATCAAGGAAAAACTTCTTCAGGTTCTTCAGATACCACTCATCACGGCTGTTCTCAACGTATTCGCACGGGTCAAGCTGATACACGGCTGCGTCTACTTTCAAGTCTTTCAACTTGTCATAGTCGGTTGTCTTCGGGTCAAGAAACAATATCAAGTCATCATTATTTCTCGTGATAGCATTGAAGTCATCGAGACCAATATACTTCGGATTATCGCAATTGATGAACTTGTTTATAGTAAGCAAATCTCGCCAACCCTTTTCATTCCGAGCATACACCTTGACAGTAAAGCGATAGTCACGAGGCTGGTCATACACCACGCACTCCATACCTATCACGCTCTTGATACCGTTCTTCTGACACTCGGCTTGAAACTTCAGCGCACCAGCCAACGAATTCTTTTCACAGATTCCCAACGTGTGAACTCCTAAGAACTTTGCCTTTTTACACCAGTCGGCATAAGTTCCTGTGCCGGACATCATTTCATATTGACCATGAACACCAAGGAACACCGGAGTAGGAATCTCTTGCTTTGCTGACCCAACATATTTCAGCCGTGTCAGTTTCACGTCGTTCTCTTTACCTTTGGCGAGCATATAGTAAACTCCTCCAAAACTGAACGCATAGAAATCGCAAGCCGTTTCAACTGTTTCCTCTCCTGAACCTTTTCGGTTCGGGTCGGCTGGGATTCCTACAAAGTTGAACCCGTCATCAAACAGCGCACCATCGTAGGCTGATTGATACAGTTCGAAGGTCTTTCCCCCTATCTCGACCACATAGTCTGAAACAGGGGTAAAGTCCATAAAATTCTTCTTCAGATATTTCTTGAATTTATCCATTGATTTTCTCCTTAACAAGTTGAGTTATATCGTCACCATCCTTACAGCCCAAGCCGATAAAGTATTGAGCGAACTTCTCACTGATATGGTCATTCAATTCGTAGGAATCTGAGTGAAAGTCACAGAAGATAATCTGAACTTCCTTTCCCGTCGTTTCCGCAACCTTAAACAGTGCTTCCGCTTCACAGTCAAACCGCAATGAACCGAATACGATATCACAGTCGTGAGCCTCGCTTTCAGACATCTTTGCCCAAAGATTAGCTACATAGTTTGCCGTCCAACGTGCCCACACATCTTCGCCAGCTAACTTCTTGAGGAATTCCCCAGTCCGCTGTAACAAGTTACGACCGTCCACCAATGTAGTTTCCAAAATATTCGGACCATCGGCTTCCGGCTTGAACGGAATAAAAACACTACTGCTCAACCGTTTCCAATCAGCATATTCCTTGGACGTACAGTCAATTCGCTTGTCCTCTCCTACTAAGATTTCCATCAACGTTCTACGAATGCCTTCACTGAAATCCCCCATAATCATAGGACGCTCTTCACAGGCAGCACCAACCATCAGTGCTTCCGCATTGTAAGACTTACCACTACCGATAACCCCTACTAATCCATATATCTTTCCTTTACGGTTCATATTGATTCATGAATTTTTGAATGCTCTTGAACAGCTTCCAATCCTCAGAATATCTGCTCAACAGTTCTTCACAGTTTTTAATACAAGTTAGGAGTTTCGCTGACGAGTTTCCAAGAGCCTGTTCATTCCGGCAGAATATCCATAGGTCAAGATAATCACACATCTTAAACAGTTTGTATTGGAGCTCCGTCATCGTCTCTTTGATTGACTCATCAGAATAGGGGAGAAGATTGGGGTCACCATGACAGATTTCCCATTCAATAATATCCCATGCCGCAGCCGTGTTATCATTGAACTTCTTTACACAGACATTGAGGTCGCCTGTTACACTTTCAACATAGTCGTGGAGTAATACCTTGTCGAATACATTTATGTCGTAAGCAACGTCCTCTTCTGAGGCAAACCAACGGAATAGCATACCTACGACCAACCCGTGTTCCAGGAGGTTGTACCCCCGATGATGGGGGGTGTTGGGCAACCTCTGGATGTCTTTCATTCCTAACAGAATGTCAATTTTCTTGTAATTCATACGAAATCGTCTTTAATTTGATACTTTATTTCTCACCCGATAAACAGTTCGTTCAGTAACGGGTTTCTGAACTCAACAGGTTGTTTCGTCCAATAACGATAAATAACCTTTGCCCAGTCAAGGAACATTTCATCGGTAAACTCATTGAGCATTTCCTTCAGTTCCTTTTCGTCGAAGTTTCCACAACGGCACAGTTCCTCGTATCGTGATAACTGGTCGATAAGCCTGTCGAACCCATCCAATGATGTAAACGTAGTCTGGTAGGAAAAGTTCACTCCGGAAGGATACGAATTTACGTCTCTTTTAGCGATTTCTTCAGCCAACGGAATGAAGCCCTTATAGACATGAAGATTGTCTGCCTTGTGGTAGTATTTGCCGACAGGCACGCCCACTATCGCTGCGACGTACTCCTGCATCAATGTAAAGTTGAACACGTTCACCGCACTGAACCCCCAAATCAGGTCATTCGAGCGCATATCAACGTAACAGTTCATCTTCCCACCCACAATCATAAAATGAATTGACCGTGTGCAAGGTGTGTCCTTTGTAAGAAGAATTGGAGCCTGTTCACCGTCTTCCAAGTTTCCATTGAAATTGTCAGAGATAGGGTCGTGAATTGTGATTACCGCCTCACGAGTGTCAATATCCTGTTTGAACTTTTCAATCACGAAACGCAACTGGTCAGTCACGTTCTGATACGTGGTAGGCTTCCGCAATTTAGTTTGACGACCGTTATCGTCTGCCTTGCCATTCTTGTACTGGCGTGGAAGTAACTGTCCGGACAATGTTACCATCGACTCAAAATTGTCCCCGTAACGACGTATTCTGGGTCCATATCCAGCTCTCATGAACTTACCATCATCTGAGAAGTTTACAAGGTTCTTCACATAGCTGGCAGGCATCTCCAAACTGTTATCCCCACGAGCGAGCCACAGGCTTTCAATCCAACCAAGTGTCTTATTCCATTTGCGCTCCGGCACACGAACATAGCGGTCAGTCGGGTTGGTGATTTCAACCAATACTGCTCCGGGAAACTCCCGACACTGATACCCTCTTCGGGTGACATCAACTCCGCTCTCCATGAGTCCTTTACACAGCATTACGAGAGCACTACTCAAATTTTCTGCTTGAAAATACATAAGTTTCTTTTTAATTATTCAACAATAAATTTTCCTGGTTCGGGGAGAACCGCTTTCCATTTAGGAGGAAACACGAACTCAATCTTCTTTGGGCTCTTTTCGTAGGTGTGTTTGATACGCTCGTTTCTTCCTTTGTTGAAAGACGCACCTAATCCCTTGGCAAACTTACTTGTTTCACAGAAACAGTTCTGTAGATTTGTCAGTGTCGGCACAGGCTCCCAAGGCAACGGATTCCACTTCATACCTGTTTCCCTGCAAAAGTTACCCATCAATTCTTCGAAATTTTCGTGAACCCATTTGATTACTCCCACATAATCATAACGCTTCCCCGACGCTCCGTCAAATGTCCATCCAATCCCCTTTAAAGAACCTGGACCAGTGATTACAAAATCGTTCTCACTGAAGTTGTACAACGGAGAATAATTCAGGTCGATACAATATTGCTGAGCCGTGAAGTCCCCATATATCTTCATCTTACGGAATACCCAATACAAGTCCTCAAAGGTCTTCGCCTCTAAGAAGTCATACAAGTGTCCGTTCTGAAAGATTTCATCTTCGAAGATACGAAAGTGAGCACGATGCTTGCTCATCCCTGTAATATGTTTATATTCGGGATATTGATAGAAGAAGCAATTCACGATGTAGGCATTACCATATATCGTGTCTCCGCCATCAACAACCTTGTCAAGAAACTTCGCAATATTCTCCAAGCCTGTTTCATAGGTGATATCCCCAAATTCCTTCTCGAGTAAATCCCACGTCTCATTCTTATTGAAGTGCTTGAAAAGCAATATGCGAAAGAACATATCTTCGGGTTCGTACTGTTTACCATTGTAGATTACACGGCTCAACAGGTATTGACTCACACGGTCAAGACAGCGGTACACTGACGTGAATTTATAATTCTGCAATATAGGGTCTTGAGTCCACGGTTGCGGTTCTCCATTATATTTCTTCCACCAAATATTTTGCCTTTCACAAATCCAATAAAGATAATGAAAAAAGTTATCATTTGGCTTCGGAATAAATTTTTCTTTCTGTTTCATACCAAAATTTTTCTTGAATACATACCATTGCGTTCCCCTGATACAGCCTGCCCAATTTTTCTTCTATGCTCCTCAGAAAAAGGTTTTCCTCTGCGCCCATCTCCTAATTTCTTCTGAACTTCTGGAGTCAATAAAGCAATCTTCGAGGCTTCACGTTGCTTTTTAACGAATAATTCGTTTTCACGCAATTTATTCATAAGCATAGATTTCTCTTCCCGAAATTTATCGGTGCAACGTTTCTTTGCAGACTCTGACATTTTGCGCCTGGACTCTTCAGAAAATATCCTCCCAAATTGCCCTTCGCCTCCCAATGTCATATTGTACCCGTTCCGAAATGTGCTGAACTTCTTGATAAGCCGAATTTCAACATAATCGAGTTTGGCTTTCAAAGCCTCTTTCGTAGGAGCGGAAACTGTCAGGACTTCCTCAACGACAAAGTTCTCCTCACCATACTTTCGTATGGCTCGGTGGAACTTATAATTACTCCCTGAGTGAGCCTCCTGAATATGACGTTCCCATCGTTTTTCAATCAAACGAATTGTTTGACCAAAATACAGTTTCCCAGTCAAAAGACAAGTCACGCAATAAATGTATCCTTTCATTTACCTTTCTCGAATGTTTCAAAGGAGTTTCGCTCTATATAGTCAGAGTTCTCACAGAACTTGACAAAATCATCACACAAATCCTGAAGTTCGAAAAAGTTCAAGATGTGAACACCCAAGTCCCATACGGGAGCGTCATACGGCTGGTCGTGTAACACTACATTGCCGCCAGCTTCATTCACCTCTTTTCCTTCTCTTACAGCCTTTTCGTAATCGTGCATAAAGGTACGGTGCTTCCGCCACATGCAATCCCCCTTAGGAGGCTCGCCAGACCTGTATGCTATACGAGCACAATATTCATCCCATTGGTCATCTCGGTAATCATACCGAACGTGAAGAATGTTAGTGAATTCACTCTCACCACACAAATCCAAGGGACGTAGTCGCCATGATACGGTTGTTCCCGCACCGTCAATCAATACTCCATGTCCTGCTTTTGAGGTTTCCTTCAGGAAGTGAGACAGTCCCTCAGCCTTGCACAGTCGCGACGTCATACTGTCGTAACCTTGCCAACGCTTGATACCACCGTTCTCGTAGAACTTCCCTACGAACACCATGTTAAAGTCTTCAGAATACACTCCGACTTCCTTTTCCTTTCCGTCAAGAGTTGTAAACTTATACGGACGGAGTTTCATACCTAATGATTCCAGGAACTCCAGGAAGAGATAAACCCTTGTGGATTTACCGCTCCCTGAAATTCCCTTCACCAATACTATTGATTCCCCGTCTACCATTACTTCTTCTTTGGAGTTTTCTTTGCGGGAGCAGCTTTGGTTTCCTCAGCCAGTTCAAGAGCTGTAACACGTTTCTTGATAGGCTTGTCGTCACCGAACTTCACCATACACTTCTCTTTTCCATCACCGGATTTGTACAGACGTGTGATTTCACCAACAGCGTCTTCGCCTTTCAGTTTCACCTGAGAGCCAACTTTCATTCCCGGAATTTCTTCTGACTCTTCCAAGTTCTGACGTTTGGTTTCACGAGGAGTCTTGTCAGCTTTCGCTGCCTTTTCCTTCTTCATACCTTTGTCAGACTTCGAAGGAGTCTTGCGGTTTTTCTGACGTTCTTCGTACTCAGCCTCAGCCTCTACCAAACGAGCTTCCTCTTCCGGAGTCAGTTGTTCTTCCGACTGATAGGTTGAGTTACGTTTGTTCTGACGCTGCATAGCAGCTTCGGGTGAACCGTCTTCAGGGTCAGGGTCTTCGGCAGTTTCTTCTTTCGCAGCTTTCTTAGGAGCAGCCTTTTTATCAGCTTTCTTTTCAGCGACTTTCTTGGCTGGAGCTTTCTTAGGAGCTTCCTCTTCTTGAGCGGTTTCGCCACCTAACTTGTCAAGGAACTCTTGAGCTACCTTAACTTCCAATTCACTTGAATTCTCATCGTTGATGATTTCTTCGAGCTTTTCAGCGTCGAACTTTCTGTACTTCATCCGAAGTGCTAATGCATTACTTGCCATAATCGTTTTTTACTTTTAATTATTAAAATTGTTTTTCTGTGATGTTTTATCACTTATCTCGCTACAAATATAACTGGAAATTTTCGAAAAGGTTTGATTTTCTCCCCGAAAAATCGAAATTATTTTTTGCCGGAATGACCAAATCCACCCGCACCTCTCTCAGTGTCAGTGAGTTCTTCGACTGAAGAAACTTCGACAACTTCCTCGGCTTTTGCATACGGAGCAAAGACGATTTGGGCAATTCTGTCACCATTCTCGATTGTTTGTGGTTCTGTCGACAGGTTAATCAACGGAACACCTACTTCCCCACGATAGTCAGCATCGATTGTTCCGGGAGCATTGATTACGGTCAAACCTTGTTTCACGGCACAACCGCTGCGAGGTCTAACTTGTCCTTCGTGTCCGGGTTCGATTTCCATGTACAGCCCAGTCGGAATAATTTTTCTTTCCATAGGGTTCAACACGATTGAGCCTTCCGGAAGATAAGCTCTTAAATCCATTCCTGAACTGTCAGGAGTTTTGTACTCGGGAAGCGCATTCCCACTCTTGTTTACGATTTTCAGTTTCATCTTTTAAATAAATTTGAAATTGTTGATTAAAGATATCTGTATATATTTAACGGAATATTCTCCTTTCGAGCCTCGAAGTTTTAAAGTCTCCGTTGACGGATTGTTACATACTACTTCCATAACCTCATCTTTGTACATCACTTGCGTTCCTCTGTAAAGAATATACCATTTGTCATAATTCCCTTGAACTCGACGCTGTTCATCATCCTTGTACTGAAATAGAGGCAAGCCATACGGTTGCCAGAAATTCCTTTCAATAAACTCTGATACATTATATCCTGGAGTGAATATTGTATCAACGTGGAACTTCGCACTCAGTTCCTCAATCTTTGCACGTTTCTTAGCAGCTATATCCGCTGCAACACTTGCATACGTCTGGTTCTGATAAATAACCGACCGCAGTTTGTGAGTCAAATACTCTAACTGCAAGCTGGTTAGGAACGAACGATGTTTGTTCTCTGTCCTTCCGTGTGTACAGGCTTCTTCTTTAACTTTGTCCATACTTCTCATAATTTTATTTCGACTTTATTATAAAAGAAGCTAATCGGGTCAACTGCACCCCTCAAGACTTCTTCAAGATATTCTAAATCAATATTTCCAGGGTCTATTCCTGGCTTCCTTATCGCTGTCACATACACTCTGTCGAATAGCTCCCGCATCTTTAATGCCGAGTCTTTGCTCTCGTTTATAGTTCCAAAATCGTATAACAGGATAACCGTCTTGACACCTTTACGACGCATCATGTTAATCTGTCCTTGACCGATATTGTTCCCGAACGTAAAGCAACACTTGATATCATCTAAATGCTGAAGACCTAACAGGTTGTCAATGTTCACTTTATCGAAAATGCCCTCAACGATTATCACCGTCTCAGTCTTCCCCTTGATTATTTCATCGCAACCCCCCAACAGGTCTTGAAAGTTATTCTCCGAGTTTCTGTAACGTAGTACCAAATCAGCTTCATGACGCTTGTATGCCTCAAGATTTTCTTTATGCCATTCTTTTGAGTACCTACTTCGTGCCCACCATGCCACGCACACGCCATCAATCTTCATTTTGAAAATAATGAAGTTCTTCAGCTTCGCCTCCAACGGTGTGTTAGTATAGGACGGTTCAAACTCCGCATAATGTTCAGGCTGGAATCCACGATTATTTAGATACTCATCGTCCTCCAACGGTTTCAGACGTAATGGTAAATGAACAGGTTTCAACTCTTCCTGTTCAGCCACTTCTTCACCCTCTTTCATCCAGTTTGACATTTCCCCTTGAAAGTCTTCACCAATCTTAGGACACGTGTCAAGTTCATTCGGCTTAACTGTATAGGAGCGTTTCGCAAGGTCAGTCCGGTTGAGCTTCTTTAAGAACTCATAGACGGACACCTTTCTCGGACACTTCCAACAGTGGAACGTCGCGACTCCGTTCATGTTGAAGATGATACCCCACTTCCCTGCCTTGCCGCAGAACGGACATTCCATGTCCTTGTTTGTGAGCCACCCCTGTGAACCGAACGGAGTCAGATTGAAATCCGATATTATTTGTTCCTTGTCGTACCTCATAACGAAATTATTTTCTTCGGGGGACAGGTTTCTTTTCAGGTTCCCGAGCTCCCTTTGCCGATAAATATTCTTTTAACGACTGTTTTGTTTGCTTCTTATTTAACGTCTCTTTTGGCTCTTGCGGGACACTTTCCCCCTCGCCCACTACCTTTGTACCAAATACTCCTGGAGCTATCTCTACTCGCTCCTTTCGTTCCCCAACAGCCGACTCACCGTTTCCCTTCTTAGAGCGACGGCTTTCCAACTTGTCAAGAGCTGACATATCAAGAACCGCCTCTTCAGTTGTTGAACGTGAAATATCGTAGAAGAAGCCATTCTCGTAATTAGTAGGAATGCGAATGATAATTCCGTTGTTCTTATAGTTACGGAGTTTATCACAATAAATACGAGCGATGTTCTTCTTTCCTTCTTCGATAGTTATGTTACCCGTGAACACGAATGAGAATGGCTTGATAAGTGTACGGTCGCCCTCTGTATTCTGACGAGTGATTACTCGTGTTGGGTCATTCCACACTTCGAAGGGAACATCCCCTGTTTGAGTAGCTGTTATCACCACACAGTCATACTTCTTCGCAATATCCTTGAGCCGTTGGGCACACTTCTGTAACCTGTATTTGAGAAAGCTGGGGTCGAAGTCTATCTTCTTGTTTTCCCCCGACAGTAACAGGTCAAGCGAGTCGATACATATCAAGTCAGGATAGTAACCATACTCTTTCTTATAGTCCTCAATCGCCTGCACCAAATCCGCTATCGTCATGTCCATCATCTCTTCTGAAGCATACACGTCAATATCGGAGTTCACGGTTGCTGCCCTCTTGATGAGAGCTGATATTCGTGAACGTGTCTCATCGGTGATTTCACCCCTCATTATCTTTGAATAGGTAGTGTTCGCGAGCATTTGGTCAAACTTCACCACGCACTCTTCACGACCACCCTCTAACTGAAAGTGAAGACAGTGATTATGGGCGATTGATGTATTGTACCACGAGAAGTATTTCAGAGCGGTTGATTTACCAACTCCGGAGCGCATAATAATCAATGCAGTATCCTGTCGGGGAATACCACCGTCAGTCAGTTCGTCTATCGTTGAAATTCCTGTCGGTATCTTTGCCCGACGAGTTTCATCCTCGGCTTTCATTTGTGCCGTTCCTATGTTACGATAGAAATCCCTGTACACACGGGAAAACTTCCCACGAAATTTATCAAGAGAAAAAGCGTTAATTTCCGCCATTCTTCTTTCCAGCAAAAGCATCGCCTCTTCCGGCTTTCCTTCATTATACATATCCCCGACCTCGTGCTGAGTAGCCACGAATGTCTGACGTCTAATAAAGGTTTCAAGCTGCCTGACCATAGGGTCGTATTCAGGGAGCTTGATAGCTTTCACATCTTCAATTTTCTTGAGCACATCCTTGTTAGAAGGAAAAGCCATTTCAACCATGCCAAACGTTGCCAAGTTACCCGACTTCTTCATCGTGTCTGACAGAACTTTCAGCATAGCTTTACAGCCTCCCAACTCTCTCGGGAAGTTACTCAAGTCGAGATTATCTACAACCAACGCAGCGAACTGTTTATTCGCGAACGCCAGTCGTAGCATTTCCTCTACGAAATTCGGACTCAATATTGCGTCAACCTTTTTTGCCATATCATTTCAATTATACTGCATCAACTTTAATTAGAACGGTGCTCTCTCGTAGCTTGTTAATTGCCATGAAAGATGAAGAAACTGTATCATCGTGCCCACTGATACTCTCAAGAGTTCCCTTATCGCTTCGAAAAGCAACACTATTGAACTCCCCAAACATCTGGTCTACTTTTTGCTTCGTATCCGGATGATACGGGCACTTGATAGCTCCTCTCTCATATAACGCTGCGAGCGACGCCCATCCTGTTCTCAAATCCTTTTTATTCCCGGAAGTAGTCGTGAATGGCGTGATGTTCTTTATTCCCATTTGAACGCACATATCAGCCAAAATACTTTGAAAGCCGTTGTTCTCAACTACTATCTCATTTGGCTTAAATACACGGTTCAACAAATCTATCTTTGATATCTGTTCATTATGGGATAAGCCTTTCTCACGGTAAATGTGCAACAGGTAGTAATTTCCTTGGATATCCTTTCCCCAAACTGTATAGCAGGTATAGTCGGCTCCCACGTTACCCGACACGGCAAAGTCGCAACCAATCACCACCCGTACCAACTTGATAGGAAAAGACTCAATATTATCTACCAACCTGATGTTTTCCATCCCGATTGTACTCCTCTTTAATATCTCCCAAGGGAATATTGTACTGTCGTCGGAAATAGGTACGACAAGGTACTCACGAGAGAATACCATCGTCCCCAGAGACAGTTTTTCCTCCATTAGCTTATTCCATGTGAAGCGGTCAGGAGCTAACAGACGTCCGTCCGGAAATATTGCAGGGTACTCAAAGACCTTGAACTTCGGGTCTTTCTTTAATTCGGCATATAAGTCCTCCTGCTGATACGGTGTACCATCAACGAGATTATACCCATACGGCTCAACAATAGGAGTGATAGCACCTTTAAACAGGTCTCTCAGCTTCTCACGCTGTTCCAGCGAATAGATACTACTTTCGTCAGGCAAGTCATCACTGACTGCTGCCCCAACGTGAAGACCACGAATAAACCCGTCCTTTCCACGTAGGTGTAATTTCGTACCATTTTCACATTCTATACTCGTCGCTGCCAGTGAAGCCTTCCCAGTAGGGTTCAGTTTCGCTGCCAACGCTTCATTCACACGAATTTCCTCTACCACCTTGTCGATATGCTGTTTACCCAGCTTCTCCGTATTGGTGATAATACAGGTTTCCTGACGATTCTTATTATCTGGAATGTCAGGTCTCATAAACGTTGGTCGTCTATAACTATACAGCCTCCACAACGGAAACGCCATACAGAACTCATAGGAGTTGTGAACAACGGTTCCATCCTCTAATTGAAACAGGTGGTCACCATCGCACATAAATCCATAATAAGACTCTTCCCCTATCGGTGAAACTGTTATATTACTCCTTTCTAAGACAGGCTTATCAAATGAGAAAACTCTGTACCCCTGAAATCTTCTTTGTTTCTTTTCAGGATACTTCAGGAATTGACCCATTTCAATCTCAACATATTTCTTTCGCTTCGTATCCCACAGGCACATCACGTGTGCTCGGTTCACCGCATATGGCATACCGTTTTCTTGCTCAACCCTGAACATCTGTGCCCGACCTATATGCCGAGTCAGAACTTTTCGAGGTGTAAAATCAATTCCCATGACTTCCATTCCGGGATAAATGTCTTCAACGTTCTTCACGGAAAAGTCCGCCATTAAGATACGAGTCCCTCTGGCAAAACACTTTCCGTGAGAACGAGCAGCAAGATAAGCACTGTTCGGATATAGTTGAACCATGTTCCCCCATTCAAGATTTCTCCAACCTTGACGAAAATTAGGAAGCATAGTCGTTTTGAAATAGTTGTACGACTGAACCTTTAAGGTCTCATCCATTGATTCCTCTAATTGGTCAATGTAGTTAAGCCGTTCAGTCTCAAGAGTAGTATTTAGGGAAAGAACATTATTTGTCTGAATGAAGATTTCTGATAGGAGTGCGTCCACATCACCCCCATAGCCGTTCATCAACTGATTTACAGCCACAGGTGGTAAAGACTCTATAACGTTGAACGCAGTAGAAAAGACGGTGTCCAACTGTTTATATGATAGCTTCAAATCTTCATTAAAATGTATCATATCTTAAACCAATTGGAACTTTTCTATGAATCTTGATTCTTTTCTGGTTGATGAAATTGTCGGAGCTGCGGAGCCACCTGTTCCTCTCATGTGCTCAATGTACTTCAGCATCAATAAAGCATTGGCTCTCGTATCAATAAGCGCACGGTGGGCATCTACCAATTCAACACCCTCAAGTCGGCAGCAGGTTCCGAGTTTATAGTTCTCTTGCTCAATGGCTCTGTAATACGCCAATTTCTGAGTATCCTCAACCCAGCGAACATAGTTGTAGACGTCATCTTTATTCCATTTGAACATCTCCTCTATGAACGGCATATCGAAGCCTTGAAAGTTGTGTCCGCACAATACGGCTCCAACTTTTGTATTCTTGTATTTTGACAGAATAGAGGCATAACCCCTGTATGCTTCTTTGATATCAACTCCGTTCTTAAACAGGTTTTCTTGGGATAACCCATGAACGGCTTCTGCCTGTGGTGACCATTGATATTTGTCGACATACGGTTTAATCAGAACATCGAACTCTTCGACTATCTTCATATCCCAAATATCAATAACAACTGCTGCAACCTCTATGAGCAGAATGTCATGAAATGCTAATACAGGCTCTTTTCCTTTACCACCTTTCGATGGTAAGCCTGATGTCTCGGTATCACTAACCGTGATGTACCTCAAATTGCTTTTTGCCATAATCGTCTTTATTTTAAGAAATCATAAATTTCAAATCTTCTAAATCTCGGTCTCTGACCTCAACATCGTCGTAAACCAATACAAGGTTTAAGACAGGGTTCTTTTCACCTTTCAATCCCAAGGGAAAGTCATTTAACACTATCGTAGGCTCACCCTCCATTGTAATATCAGCACGACACTGAATCACATAAAACTTGATGACAGCCTGTTCAGTTCTGTCATGAAATTGAAACAATTTTGAATTGAACTTCTTTTCAAGTTTCTCAATAAACTTGCTGAAAGATTCAATAAACTTTTCTTCGGTTTCGCTATTGCCCCCATCAATTAGGAGGTCAGCCAACCGCTTCGCCCCGAACAGTAAGCAAAGCCTCATGAGAATACCTGTTATTCTTTCATCCATTGTGCTACAAATTTACTAATTAAATATCATCTTTACAAACCGATGTTCTCGTCCCAAACTCATACTCCTGATGACACTTTGGGCACGTGAGTTCTATGTTTGTTTTCTCAAGCCTTAACTCGGGAAATGCTCCTTTGGATTTAATGTGGCTAAAATATATCGGTTTTAGAGGCTCAGGGAGCTTTGCGCCACAATGCGTACACACGTGAGCACGCTCCGCCCATATTTCCTTAAAGAGAGCCAATTCACCCGTTGCTGGTCGGAGTTTAGGTTTCTTCGCCTTATTCCTTTCCGCACGAACCTCAAATCGGGACTTCCCTTTGTGGAGCCTCTTATAGTTACAGTCGTCACAAAGGCACTTCGTCTTATTCACGATGTAACGGTATTTGCCGCACTCCTTACAGTTCTGAAATGGTTCGTTATTCTTCGCCATAATCTGTCATCCTTGATATTTCCCTTAATGTAACGTGCGTCCCGTTTAGCTGTTTCAGCTCCTCATCGCTTTTATCCGCTTCAGACGCTTTTTGATATAGATTCTTCCCACTCTTGTCCTTTACGAATAACATTTCACAGTCTTTCTTGAACGGACACGAATAGCATATATCGTCATCAGGATTATACGGGTTATCACCAAATTTCGCAGCGCAAAAATTCGGACCAGATATTCTTGACATCCTCAACCGTTCCCGTCTAAACACGTCATCTGATACAGGCTGATAATTCGTAGATGCCACAGGGTTCTTCAACCCCTTTTCTCTTGCCCACTCCTTTGCGTGCCACTTTGCTTCTTCCGAATATTCCTTCCAGCGTTTCCATGCTTCTTTTCCCATAAACCAGCTCGGCATAGGTTTCAGCTCATGTTCTTGGGATGAATACACATGGAATTGAAACAATAAAAAGTCCCAAATGAAATCCGCTCCTGCTGATGGTGGAAGGCTACCAAGAAAAGATACAACCGTAGAACGGTGTAAAGGTTTATTCATCTTTATCGTTCTCGGCTGTACCTTTGTTGCCCTCACCTGAAGATATTCATATATCCGCAGGACAATCTTTAGAGAAGTGTTATAATCATACAGCATAATCGTCTTTAATTTAGGAAGAGGGAAATTACTCCCTCTTCATTTTACTCCCAATCTATCGTCACGTCAATTGACTCCTGTTGGGGGTGGGTTACAGGTTTATAACGTCGTCCCGTCGGGTCTTGGGGGTCTGGCTCACAGACGTCATTATATTGCTGTTTGGCAGCATCCACATCAACGTGTCGACAGAACCATAAACCTATCTCATCTCCGGGATTCAAATCACCAACCTCAAGAACCGCATCTTCCGTCATATCAATGAACTTTGCCCTGAATGGTTTATTATTCGGGGATAGTACATTCTCCATTGACTTCTGATTGTATTTGTTCACAACGTTCATCTCCCCAATAGCTAATTTGTAGGAACAAATCGCATCCTCGGGACGTGTTATCTTTATCGTAATGTTTCGAGCTGGCTGCTGAAATTCATTCTTCAAAACGATAGCACGATATTCGTCTCTTCCTGACTTCATTGTCATCAATGATATCTCGTCAAACAAGTTCCCAAAGTCATCATTTGAAACAGGGGTGGAGGATTTAAATCCTCCTAATGAACGTTCCGGGTTCGGCTGTTCATTGTTTGCCCCAGTTGTTGTCGTATAGTACAGTTGCATAATTCAAGACAATTTTAGTTTTAAAATCTTATTTCTTCTCATTATCTGAGCCTCAGACAATTTACGTCTATGCTCCTCGGTCATCTTTTTACCAAAGAATGGGTGATTCTTTCCACTCTTTGAAGCGGACATTTTCTTACGAGTATCTTCCGAATGTCTTTTATGGTAGAAGGGATTCTTCTTTCCAATTTTTGACTCAGAAAGCCTCCTTCTTTTCTCTGGGGTTAAATTTTCTCTTCTTTTAGATTCAGCCATCTTTTTAATGGCGTCTTCAGAAAGACTCATCCCCAAAGTTCCCTCACCACCATCGGTTGAATTATAACCATGTTTTCGGGTGTCGAATTTCTGAATGAAATACTGTTCGAGAAAATCGAGTTTCTTCTTAAGAACGTCTTTCGTAGGAGCGGAAACTGTCAGAACTTCTTCAACCAGGAAGTTCTCCTCACCATACTTTCGTATGGCTCGGTGGAACTTGTGGTCGGAGCCTCGTTCGGTTGAACAAATATGCCTCCTCCATCTATTTTCTATGGAGTAAACTGTCTGCCCAAAGTACCATTTCCCAGTGGGCAGACAGGTGACGCAATATATTCGACCATTGAAGCTCATAATTAATCGTCAGATTTTACCTTCACCATCACACCCTCGTATTCACCCGTTCCAGCCGGAGTTGGTACAGTAAACAGTTCTGAGCCACCGTTTGAAGTCGTAGTTTCGAAGTCCCAATAATCAGCCTGAGTGTCCTCTACGAACGTAGCTGTGTAAACAGTATCAGCAGAAGCCACAACGTCCTGAATTGCGGTTTGGTTGAACGCCACACCACCTTTCAGCCAGCCAGCAAACTTGTATCCAGGAACAGCCTGTGCGCATATCTGTACAGTTGTGCCCATAGGAACGGAAATTGACTCTTCGGCTTTCGTTATCGTCGCTGAATTGTTAATTGAAACAGCTCCTTGAGATACACCACCGCTGGCTGTCTTGACGGTAATCTTCACATCTTGAATCGGGTCGGGGTCTTCTTCGAGAACAATATTCAAAGTTTCATTCTTTCCAATTACAGTATAGTTTCCGGACTTCGTCAAGTATCCTGGCTTGGATACTGACCAAATCAAAGTACGACCATCTATCGCCTCTACGCTGTTAGTAACCACACCATCAATGATTACTTTCGCATCCGCCGGAGTCGGGTTGATTGTTATCGTATAAGTCTGACCAGAACCTCCAGAGCCACCCAATGTCCAGTATTGAGTTCTTTCATCCAATATCGTTACTGAACCACCATTGTTACGGATACGAGCAATGTAATACTCATTGGCATCCTTTGGCGGCATAGTGCCCTCTGATGGCTCTGGTACGAGAGTCAATTTATACGTGTCAAACGTATATAAGCCTTCCAACTGTTCGTCGGTAAAACGACGTCCCATCGGTATGCTACCCAATACGATAACTCGAAGTTGAGTTTCAGCTTGAAACGCCACACCGCTCGAAAGAACAACGTTATTCGCATTGATGATATCTACAATCTGATAGACCTGATTGTTTAAAGGCTGTGAACCGTCATCCTTCACAAACCGAATGCAGGTAGGAACGCCAGAACTTTGCCCTCTAACAATTCCCTGAAAATTGACAGTTCCGGAAACGTTTCCGGAAGTATCTACTTGAACATATCCGTTCTCGTAATTTCTTGAATCGGGACTAACTTTCAACCAGTAATATTTCTGGTCATTAGGAATCGGGAAGTCAAGCTGGTTATCAACTCGGTATCCTTTCAAGTCAGAACCGATAACGTAGCCACCCACCATATTGATTGCTCCCAATGTGGTAGACGCTGTTACCTTAAATGCTGACCCTGCTTTTCCTCCTGGAGATACCAAACCGAAGGAGAGGGAAGCGGCAAAGATTGCCGACACTTCAGGTTTCTCGTTCAGGAATGTCATCATCCGAGTGAGCTCTTCCTTTTCGAGGAACGTACCTCTGTGAATGTTTATCTTACTCATATTATCAAAATTTATTACTGTCCTTGTTGGTCAATTTCAATTCTTATCGGAGTGTCTCCAGCATCGCCTGATGACGGTGTCACTTTTGCCCAATCTTCTGGTAACGGGTCAAGTGCCCATTTCTTAGAAGATGAAACAACGATTGTCTGGATACCACCTGTTGCCGGAAGTTGTACAGCCGACGGAGTAAACCTCAATTCGCTATTTCTTTCGAAAACAGCTTGAATTTCAAGGTCATGGTCTCCAATCCAATATTGAGTCGGGTTTCGAGTATCCTCTGTAGAGTCGGTGATAATTCGCCATTTTAAGAACGTATAACCCGGACTTGGTGTTGCTGTAAGGGTTATCTCGGTTCTCGGTAAACGGCTTCCCTCAACGGTCGCTGTTCCCCATCCTGGCTCGATTATCTCAACATCTACATTCATAGGCAAGTTCATAACGACATTGACTGTTTGGTCTTGAGACATCATTATGCTACCATCCGTTGAAACACCTCTGGAAGATACAGTATAATAAACCATATTATCCATTGGAACTTCAAAACGAACATAGCCATTTGAATCTGTCTTGGATTCAAAGCCATTACTCAATGTAATAACTGCACCCTCTACTGGTGCACCGTCAAGTTCTCGCTTAACATTGAACGTCAAGAAGTAGGAAGTTCTCACTACCCAATCCAACCAAGTGTACGATACGACATTCTTGTAGAAAACAAGATACCGTCTTACGAACTCTTCAATATCATCTTTCGTTCTTGCTGATTTGATTTGAGCATACATCGCTATCACATTCTTCTGTCCGAGATACCCCTGTGAAAATGGAAGGTCAAGAGGTTTCAACACTATTCCTGCAATTTGAATATCGGCAGAAATCATGTCTCGATTCTGAACGATATATGGAGCCATATACTTCACATCACCGATAAACCTCAGCGGTCTTCCATTTTCAAAATTCAAATACAGGCTTTCGTCTTTCTCCTCAAGAATGTTATAGATGATTCCTCTCAAACGATAATATATTCCTGGAACTTTACATGGACTCTGGTAACGGTCTCCAGTAAAGAAACTGTTCGTTTCGCGCCAATCAGTGATTCTAACCTGATTGATAAGATTCATATTGGCATCGTAACAGTTCACCCCGAACTCGATGTTCTGGTCACCCATACTCAACGACTTCACCCAAACAGTCATTTCGTAATCAAGTCCTGGATAGACCTCCATCGCCTTGCTTGTATCGGCTTCGGTTGATATACCTACTCTTCCCGAGCCTGTTGGTTGAAAGACGTACAGATTATCAACAAACTTTCTCCGAACATCTCCCAATATAGGGTAATCTTTCAGTGGTCCAACTCCAACCGTATAAGACTCGGAAAACTCAGCCGGAACATCTTCTCCAGTATAGATTTGCCAAGGATACTTTGTTTGAATCTCGTTTTCAACAGGAGAACCCGTTCTCTTCATTTGTAGTTCATCTTCCTTGAACTGTATCAAGTCGGCAAACGTATCACCTGCATAGTCTGGTCCATAATCCCAACCTTTCGAAACAGCATTGACAGTTTCTGTCCCATACCAAGTAGGAGAAGACCATCCTAAACACCACCCCACATTTTGCGGAGCCAATACAGCAAAGATGAACTCATTTGGTTTTGAATAACCCACCAGACGTCTTAGTTCCCCCTCTATCGTTCCCCCTGTATCAACTATCTGATACGTTCCTCGTTTGTAGAACTCTTGAATCCAATTATTAAACAGGTAACGACGCTGGTCAAGTGTATCGATGTTTTCGTACACCAATCCCCAACCCTCAATAAATTCCTTCATCAAGAGGTCGCTGTTCTCTAACTGTCTAAATTGACGAGCATAAATTACGATGAACGCAAAGTAGTGCGTAATTGTCAGGAAGAATGTATTATAATCGTCCTCGTTATTACGGCTCACGTACAATGGGACTATTCCAGGCTCAAACAGCTTCTCTAAGACATTTATTGCCCATATCAGAACCTGTGGGTCGTTGCTATCAAAGAACGTCTTAAAAATCGTCTTATCGTAAATCGTTGATGATAGGGGTTCGTCGTATGGGGAAATTAATGCTCTTGTCTTGGGAAAGCCATACGGCTCTACCACATACTCGAGTACCAAATCAAAACTATCAGTGAGCCGACCCAGCTCACTGAATGTTTCTTTTGTCAGAGTCGTCCAATCGGTGAACGATTCACCCCCATCTTTTGAGTACCGAAACAGATTGGTCTCACCCTGTCGTGCTGCTCGCAATACAGGTATAAGTCCAGCTGGCGGAATCACTTGAGTATGAATCGTGAACCCCTTTCCGACTCTGGGAAATTCTTTATACTTTATTGTTGCCATTTCATTTCTTGAATTTTCTCAATAGCCAAAAGACTCCTCCACCCACTGTTGCTATACCAGCGTAGAAGAATATCTTCTCCCACCAGCGAAGCGGCATACGGGTTGGCACCTCGACTTTCTTCTCAACTTCAACAGGATAGGGAGCCGGAATTTCCTTGATAACTTCCCTGTCTTTATACACTACTTTGACAGGGATGCTATCCTGTTTGTTTTCAATATCATGCTCAAGCAAACCTGACTCTCCATGATATGTTGCAGTCGAACGAGCATACTTCGTTTCAACCGTGCTTGTCGTGTCAGGTGTAATGTTCTTGACATACTCCTTTTCAATCTGAACCTGAACGACCGTGTCCCTCACTGTTTCCGTTACAGTAACCGTCTTTTCAACAGGAATATAAATCTTACGACTGCACGCAGCAATCATAAGAACTATCCCAACCAGCATAAGAGCCTTTTTCAAAATACTTTTCATAATCTTTTTATTCAATGGTTATCCACACTTCTCGCCCTGCTTTGATAGCTTCACGAACCATTTTCTTTACCCTTTCGGACGCATTAAATTGATTCTGTAACCGCTCTCTTCCAGGAACTCTATCCCCAACAAGAATACATCCTTCAGTATGCCCAGCGTTGGCTCCAGCATGAATAAGTATCCCCAAGAAATGAGGCACGTTTTCCAAAGCAGGATACTCTTTCCCAAATTTAGGAGAGTACCGATATATTACTTTATAACGTCCTGCCGGAATACAGGTTTCTCCATACACCTTTTCAGGGCATTTACACGCAACTCCCCTTGGAGTATTAGGACAGGTATCCGGAAGTTTGCGCTGAGTATCTTCCAGAGTGTCAGCTATCCTCAACCCATCATGAGATAAAACTCCCATTGTCGCAGTTGGGGAAAATTCCTGACGAATAAGTTTTAATTCTAAATTGCCCATATCGTTTATCTTTTAAAATTCAACAGCGTAAAAATACAGCAAAAATTCTCTTGAAACAAGTCTAATTTGCGGGATAGAACACGGGTGAGAACTCGTTTGACGAGTCAAACATCACATTTCCTTCCAAGTCTCTCATTATGAATTTCTTGATTCTTGGTAGCATGAAATCTGATACAGGCTCATCGACAGACGGCTTGAACCATTCAGAAGCCACATAGCGAACCCCCTCTGTATTCTTAACTATCTCTAACAGGTTATCCCACTCAACTCGCTGACCAGCTTCCCAGAAACGGAAGTCAAGATACTTCGTCATTCCAACCTGTATGTTCTTTCTTACGACAGCCGTATCGTAGCCAGCTTCCAACTCACAACGAAAATCAACTCCGGCTTCACCACCGACCTCATACCATGTTGCATTCTCAAGTTTAATCCCCATTAGCTTGCCAGATACTATCATATCCCCAATTCCGAAATACGGAGTAGCCTTATCAAGCAAGGTTTTCAACTCTGCGTAGGAAAGCTCTTGACCGTTCTGAGTCGCTAACTGAATATGAATGAATGAGTCTTCCATAATTCCAACAAACATAATCTTGAGAATTCGATTATCGAAATTTTGAAAGATTTGTGTCAGCTTCTCTATCGTGGCTGTCGCATACACGTTTTGATGATTCAGGATTCTCCTCCTGAACATTTCATCACTTTCAGTATCACGACCACCAATTGCATAATATTCATTCGTACACTCGTAATGACCCTGCGGAATTGGATTCACGGTTGTGATACTATTCGCATCTACATTCGTAAACCGTCCTATTGCCTCGCTTCGCACCTTTACATAACCATACCCCGACTCGCCAACTGTAAGAGAGTTTTCGATGGCGAAACGAACCCCATTAGTGCTGACAAAGGTATTCACTCCAGCCGTGTACGTTGTTCCTGGTTCAGCATACACTCGTATATAAGTAGAAGAACCCAACGCACCATAACGAGCCGTCACCCCAAACAAGGACGCTGCCCTATCAAGATAATCCCCAGAAGCGGTTTCTGGAAAGATTTGTGTCTCGACTATCGCCACATCCTTGATAGCCTTTTGCGCAACTTTTGCCGATGCATATGCAGCGGCATTCAAGACGGAATTATCAGTGATGTCAGATACCTTGTCCGTCTTGTTTAAGAATGTTTCAACCCAAAGATTCTTCAGGAATGAAATAGTATTATTTACTTTTGTTATCATATCTGAATATTTGTTACAAGAAAATTATTCGTTACTGTCTTCACCTGTATCTTCATGAAGATAGCGTCTTCCTTCCTGTACAGGTCAAGAAGATTTACTGATACCCACCGAGCGTCCCTTTGAAACATATTCACCAAGTGTTTGAACAGGGACGGATACTGTATGGCATTCACGGAAGAACCGATAGCCTCATTAGGAAGCCCATAATTCGGAAACTCCGGAATTGTACCTTTCAAAGCATGAATGATTGTGTCCAAAGCCTGCCCAATAGCAGCCTCGTATTCAAGCGTCGCCAAGTCATCGTTCTCAAACCGAAAGTTCTTATCGATGTCCTTACCGAGTATCTTTTCAGAATCAAGGTTATCAACAATATTCGGAATATTGAAATTCCCCGATGTTCTGATATTAATCTTGAACATTCCTCCACCTGTATTCGCATCGTAGTCCTCTTCCTCTACTGCGTTATTTCGAGCAATATCTACCCAATCATCCTGAGGATTGTTCGAGCCTAACTGTGATGATACATTCTCAAACGTTTCCCGAGTCTTAAGAACTCTTTGAAGAGCAACATTCATTCCGTACCGTCCAATAATAGCTGAACGCAACCATCGTGATGAATTGTCTATCGTCCACAACTTCGTTTGGCATTCAGTGAACATATCAAGCAATTCCCAAGAATCAATCCTGGAAAGACCTGTCGCCTTTAATGTGAACAACGGCTCAATTTCCTGCGATTGCTTCATCAGGGTGTCAAGCCTACCAAACGAGTCCCCAATATTGACATCGTCTTGACCTGTATAGTAAGCAACTATCAGTGGATAGTAGGAGTTGCAAAACAATGCAAACGACTCAAAGTACGATTGAATGTCGTACCCTGTTTGTTTCTTAAATGTCTCTAATGCGTCTCTCATAACCATCCCTCCAATACTGTTTCGGTCACAGGCTGTAAAGCATCTGTCACCACTGACGCAACTTCATTGACTCCTGTCTGTATCATCGAAGGAAGTAACTTGTCCAACAAGGATTTATCATTCTTGTTAGACACGGCTTCCAACGGAGCCAACGCAATCATCGTCATATTATAGTTCCATACCATATTCTTCGACAAGTCCTGTGAAAACTGCACTCCGGATGGCGGAATAGAAACGAGGTAACTTTCCCCGAGTGCCATATTATAGAAGTACAGCCTCAATGGTCTCCCACTTTCATCAAGACCAACGCTCTTACTTATCATTGCTTGAAGTATCTTCATCACGCCATAACCTGTCTTAACATTCAGATTGAAATTCGAAAATGCAAGTCCTGAAATTGAACCGCTCTTCTTAGTGATGTCAAACAAATGATATTTTCCTGCACTGACGCTTTTGCTTGACGCATCAATGCTCACGGATGGCTTCGGATTAATTAGTATCTTGAACTGCCGACCAAAACTCCCCTTAATGTTAATTTCCTGAGGCGAATAGGAAGGAGTCGACAATACTGTTACTCCTGCCATCGACTTCTTGATATTAGTTCGGGTTGGTTCTGTCTTCGATATAGAATCCGGCATTATAGGAAACGTCAGATAATCTATCGTGTTGTCGTTACTATCCGCAAGTTCCAAAGCAACCATGTACCATTCGAAGTCATTAGGATACAAGCTCGCAAGAGCCTGTCCCCCGATTGACTTCGCCATGTTCATAACTGTATCTAATGCAGACATATCTTTTAAATTTTCTACAAATATAGTAAATCTCTACAAAATTTTTCCCGTACTTGTCGTTGCCCCTGTCTGAGCAGCAGCAGTACCAGTGGTCGAAACAGTGATTCCAGGTTGAACCTCTCCCGTCTTGACAAACGTATCAATCGCATCCGCCATGCCGTTTGCAAACTTACTATCGTCAATCTCAGTTTCTTTTCTTATTTGCGTCATCAATGAAAGTATTGATTGCGCAAGTCCTGCTTTATCTAATGGCATAATCTTATTTATTAAAAAATTGTTTCAATAAACCGTTTAACTCAGTTGTCTTCTGTATCGTAGGAGGTAATGGTGTCCCGCTCGGTCCAACAGCCGTTGAAACTGTTAGCGTGGCGATAGCATCTACAATTTTTGTCAGGAGTTCATTCAACCCTGTCCCTCCATTGATAATTGACATCTTTCCATTTCTTATTTCAATCATTGCATCGCCCTGAGACAGAGTAGCTTTCTTATCCTCGAAACGCAGGGTGCAATCAAAGATTGTCGTCTCCGCTTTATTCTCGTTGACGGTATGATTATACTGGGTTTCCCCCACCTTTGTTTCTGTCACGAACCCTTGCTCGGTTATAGTCGTTTTTGAGAAGTTTTTATCGTCTCCCTCACCATACGTAGCAGAAACGGTCATTTCTTCCTTATTGATGCTTATTCCCGACTCATTTTCGGTGACAGGGTCTATCAGTTTAGCAGTGAGCTCTTCGAAAGCCTCTACTTCCACTTTCTTGTTAGCGGAAACTTTCACTGTACCCGTTGAACCTACCTCAAGAAGAGCGTTCTCGTCTCCAAGCGCATTTATCTTAAGAGTCCCGAACTGTTGCCCTCTAATTGAAATGAACAACGTTCCTCTCTTTGCACTACCTGTAATGCTCAAAGAACCCTTATCCCATTCACGAAGAATTGAAAACTCTTCATCGCTTCTCATAGGGATACGACCATTCGTTGAAATAAAGGTTCCGATAATCATCGGCTGGTTCATGTACGATTGTGCTATCCACATCACCGGAGTTCCCTTCTCCCCAACCTTTCTTGGAAAGGTTATATTCTGAAGAGCCTCGTTTGAAATGAAGCATTCGTGAATGACGTTCCCTTCACTATCATCAATGATTGATATCTTATTCGTTCGAAAACAGGTGTCAACGAACTTATCACGGTCGACTCCTTCCGGAATTAGAACGTATCCAAATCCAGTTGTTTGCTGAACCGTTCCTTGCTTACGAACAGGGGAAACTCCTTGTTTCCCCACCTTTTTGACTCTAATCGTTGCCATCTTTAAACATTTCTCTTTCTAAGAAGAAGTTAAACACATCGATATTCACACCAAACTTCGTCGAAGACGGAGCTATCACATCGTCCTTATGCTTGGGGTCTCGCTTCTGAATATCCGCCCGAATTCCGTCAATATCAACGATGTTGAAATAATTTTTCGCGGCATTAGTGATGTACTCAAGAAGCATCCCCCTCTCAACTGTCAGAACAGTAACACGGTCAATTACATCATTTGTGAATGTAATTGTATTGTTCACCGCTGTCACGTAGAAGAGCTCCTGCGTGCTCTCTAATATAACGAAAGTACCAACCTTAATACGTCTGTCCCCATTTATTGTTATCGTTCCTTTACGAGTGAACGGGAGATACGAGGTGGTCTCAACCACATACAGTAAATCATTCAACAACGCTTGAGACATTGTATTGATATTCTTTTCGTCGTCTTTCCCTTTCAGGCTCTTTTCAGACAGATAGATATCATTCGTGATGCACCGCTTATTTCCGAAACGTTCAACATACTCATTCAAGAAGATAATAGGAACCAACGCCAGTGAGGAGAACTGTGAACTACCTGTCAATGCGTTCTGTGGCATGATTCGATACCACGCATAAGCACGGTTATCATACTCAAGCGAAAACGATAACAGGTCTTTCGGTTCTATTCCTATAAATTCTTTTGAATTGACAACGTTCTGAATTGCCGTCTTCGTAAACGGAGGCTGGCGTATCATCAGGTCGAATTCGTTCCCCCACGTATCTCCCCAAAATTCAACGAACGGTTGCTGGCATATCTTATTGAAGAAATCAAGCAACGTTCCTTCGGGGTTCGTCAATGAACGGTCAACAATTCTTCTGTCTGATAGCTGTCCGTCCACCCACAGGGTAATCATCTGCCACACCCCCTTTGCATCAGGACGCTTCGCGCAATGAGAAAACAGGCTGTTAGGAACGATTCCAATGTTTGACAACTGATTCACGATAAACGATGACACGGTGTCAATCTGCTGAAACTCATAAGCGAAATAATAATCGTACGAACCTGTCACCATGTTACGCTTGAACCACGAGGATTCGGGGTCTCCCCCATAGAACCACCTGTCTGGGCTTCCCTCTACAAATTTCAAAGGAATAAAGTAGGAACCATCCTCAACTAACAGTTTCATCAAGTCCCGACCAGATATTGATACAGAGTAATCCGTACTTTCGGAATCAACATTTGTTGAAACAGTATCTATCAGACCCATCATATCCCATATCAACTTGTCATTCAGTTCTGACGGTTCAATGATGTGGGTGCTTGATTGGCGTTTTCCCATATCCTCATACTTCTCCTTCTTCAACTTTTCGAAACGAATAAATATCATATCGTTGTTCTGAATGAACTTCGAAAACCAGTCACGATGAATACTTCCTCGCTTATCTGTAATATTAAAATGATTAGCAAAGTCTTCGCCAAATGTCTGGATTGTAAGCGTATCAGTTGGAACGAGCTCAATAGAGAATGTCCCCATTGATATATCTTTATTCGTCGAACAGGTTCTTATCCAAGAACTGATATCATACACTTTATTGAAGGCACGTGAATAGACCCAAACTTTGATGTTTAAGGCTTTCATCTGAACATGGTATTCTTTGTTCTCATCGCCCGAACCTGACGCTGCGGCACGCTTCTTCGCTGCGTAAGAATCATTGATTGGCTTTGAGCTACTCGAATCACCATTGTTCGTAGGAGAGTCCCAAGGCACATATTCGGGGTCTTTCAGGAGCTCTTTTTGTTTCGTTGACCAAAACGCTGAGAAGCTACTATACTGCCTCATAAACAGGTCAGAAGCAAGTATCTCTTGCAGCTCTGCGGTTATCTGTTTGTTTGGTATTGCGTACCATGTTCCCACCATTATCAACGGTGGCTTATTCTGCTCTATTTCACTCTTATATTTCTCCTTCATTTGAGGAGAATAACTGTTTATAATTATCTCAGCATTCGTCCAATGACCATCGGTAAATTTTAGGAAGTCATCAACGGTCAAGTCCTCTTGATACCCTTGCTTCTTCAAATCATCAAGGAAATCTTGGATAGTCGCTGGTTCGCGACTATCTTCGATTCCTTTGAACCAATCGGTTGAATACGGAGGTATTTTCTTTTCTTCTGCCATAATTATTCCGATTGAATTGTTATGTTATTCAATGACTTTCCAACTCCTTCTTTAACCCCCTGAGAAACATTCTCCCGGATTTTCTGTAACTGTTCATCGGTAAACTGTATAGCAGGGAATCCACCCTGTTGCCCTGTACCTGAGCCAGCACTTCCTGGAGAGGGAGCTACGATTGTAACAGGTATCGGACCCTCGTCTTTGATTGCTTTAACAACCGCAGCGATAGAACCTTTTCCACCAAGAATTTCTTCATATCCATCCTTAATTTTTCGATTCTGTGTTGCGGCAGTAGATGCGGCAATGTCACCAACCTTACTTCGAGCATCAGCCTCAGAATATTCAGCACCCGTTGAACGACCACGCTGAAATATTTTCTTCGCATCGTTTCCAGTTGCCTTTTCCAAGTCAATAATATCAGTCATTGACAAATTAGGGAAGATTTGTTTCATCACCTGACGACCCATTTCGCCCCCACCCGTCATCTTCTGTATTCTTTCGAAGAACTGTTGCTGAAGTTCAGGTTTCTCCGGCATCTGTTCAATCATCGCTTGTAAATCTGATAATTGAGCATCGGGACCAGCAACCTCTCTTGCGGTTCTCAAAAGCAACGCTTGGCTGACGTCATCTTGACTTACATTGTTTCCCATTAAAGAGTTCTGTACACGCTCTAATTGGCGACCCTCCATCCCAGTAGCATTCTGTATGCTTGTCATGGAACGTACAATCCCAGCCGTATTGAGTGAACCTGTTCTGTTAAGAACATTCTCTCCCATGCGATTGAACGATTGTAAATACTCCCCAAGTGTCGAAGCGATGTACTGGTCACTCTTTCCGAGTCCCTGTAAGTTGGTGTCAAAAGCCTGTACAACGTTGGCTCCTGTACGACCTGAACGGTCAAACCGTGTTGTCGCTAATACAGAAGCAGCATCATCTTCAGATAAGCCTCGAATCTTTCCAGCCATTAACAGTTGATTCACATCATGAAGGGAAGTGTTCCGTTCATAGACTCCAGCCTTTTGAAGAGTTGTAACCTGAGACAGATAATCTGTCATATTCAAGCCCAACGTCCGTGAAGCCCATGTAGGAAGCTCATCTTTATCAGTTACCAACCCTGCCTTATCAGCACTTCTTAATTGCTGTCTCTTTTGACCGTATTCCCAATCTTTCCAAGCCTCAGCCTCTTGTTGCGTTTTTGGAAAGGCAATTGCCGATAAATCAAGTGTTCCTGGTTCCTTTGGTTGTGATTGCTTCTGTCTATACGACCAATCCGTCGCCATCTTATAATCATGAAACGTAGTGTTCCCACCCGTAACATAATCAACATTATCACCAAATGAATCAACGAATTGGCTCCCCAACGCTTCACGATAGGAAATGTTATGTAAAGCAGAATAATCCCCCAACGCTCTATCGTTCTGGGTTGCTGCCATACGTCCGACTTCCTTCTTTTCAGCTTCGGCTCCCGATATGCCGAATGTCAGCATATTCAACAACCAATGATTACCCCTGTTATTCCGACGTTGAAATTCGTTTTCCGCACCATACTGTGCAGCCTCATACTTCGCTTGCTGACCCAATATTGTTCCAATCCCCATAATAAGCGCACCGAAAGGAAGCATTCCCATCAATCCACCCATACTCGTAGGGAGCTTGAACCCTTTTCCAAACATTCCAGCACCACCCTGTCCGGGAGTCGGAACCTCTGGAGTTGCCGGAGGTGGAGCTTGAGGAGGTTCCCCTCCGCCAGCCGAAGGAAGAACACCATTCGTGTCATCCCGCTGGGTCTTTTCCATTGTGTCCGCTATCCGGACAACTTCTGACAGTATCTTATCAAGAGTCGTTTGTTGGCGTTCAGTAAGCTGGGTATTTAAAGCACGACCAGAAGTTCCTGGAGATACAACTCCACCCGAACCACTTAAAGGTCGCCCAGTATAAGGGTCTATAAGGGTCGGTCGTCTTTCGGTCGGGGTATCATTAGGGAAGCCACCTTGCATTCCCCCTGAGAGAGCGTTTCGCTCCTTTAACAGGTCGATTTGCTTTTGAATGACTCCAACAGTTTGCTCAGCGATGTCCTTGAACGTACTTTCCATCTTATTGAAGTCGTTCCACAAGGCTTGAGCGTTTTGCCGGAGCTCCTGAAGAGGTGACGCATCAGCCGATACCCGTATTCTCTTGTCTTCCGCCATTTTGTTCTAATTTAAGCATTTCTTCAATTTCTCTTTCAGCCTCAGTAGAGAAGTCCTCAATCGTAGTCGAAGCCTTAAAGATGTCCCCAATTCCGGGAATATACTTATCCTCATCTTTCCCACGTTCAGTCTGAAACTCTTTTAAATACAGCTTGTCTTCTTCGAATTCCATTAGCTGGTATAAAAAAGAAGATTCCCGATGAGCAGGGGACATAAATGAAACATTATGCTTTATTCGCCACCACCTGTCCAACGGGAATCTATTGTTCCAGCTGACAACACCCTGTATCAGCTCGGAATGTTTCATATTACTCCTCCTTCTTTACGTCATCACTTTCATCACCTTTCAGGAGGTCAGTAATTTCTTTAAAGAACGGAGCAACCGTCTTGAAGTATTCATCGCGGATAAGTTTGTAGTCCCTGACGTCAAGTTCCGAAAAGTTTTTCACTTTCATATCCTCTATCAATTTCGGACACAAAACAGCAATCGCTGCTTCAATATCAATCATGTCAAGAGCATGCTGAGCCATAGCTGAAGGACTCATGACCATTGAGTTATAGAACCCTCTGGACAGGTTTTGCTTCATTGCTTCAATCTGATAGAACTGACCCACATTAGGGAACTTCACTGGGTAACTGTGCCCCTTGATTTCAATTGTTACTTCATCTTTTATCATAATCTTCTTTTATTTAAAGCAAGGCAGGATTATCCTGCCATGCTGATTGGTTCAAGATAAATACCACTGATGTCGGTTCCTGCAAGTCCAGCCTCCTGGATGCTGAATGACTGAGTATTCAGTAAACAGCCTTGCAAGCGAGCAATGGTTTCACCCGTGTTATCAACTTCGGTAACAAGTTTCGTCGCTGCGTCTTCGCTTGATACCGTTTTCGCATACACCGTAATGTCAAAAGCAATGTCCCCCAATACGAGGCTATTCTTTATCTCCGCTATGCTTCCGAACTTCTTGAGCATCTTCTTCATAATCGGAGTATTGAATGAAATGAAGTATTGTGATACACTCCATTGACAAGTGTACGCCACAGGGGGTGCTTCCTGATAAGTCAGGCTTCCCAACCCCTGAACGTTGGCACGCTGTACGTTTTCCGAGAATGTCAGGTTGCGGACGTATCCTGCAACCTCGTTATCTATTTTGATAAACGCTTTCGGTGCTGTAAAAACTCTTCCTCTTGCCATATCTTTTTAATTTTAGTTTTTCAACAAGAATCCGGTGAAGAAAATCTTAGTGATTTCACTGTTCACCACCACCTCATAGGTGACATCGTAATAGTCCTCAACTCGAGTCGCAACAACGTTCTGGAACCGCTGAATCAAGTTGTCTTGATTTTCAGTCGCAACACGTGATTGCAAGAAGTTAATTGTCCAAGTCTCAAGAGCTCCCTTTGACAAAGTATTCAGGTTCACACCGTTTTCATCGCCCAACAGGTCAATCTCAGCATTCACGACACACTCTTTGTTCAACTGTGCAAGCACACGCATGAACTGAATAGAGAAGGACAATCCCTTCTTATTGAAGAGCGTCTTGTTATCCTGAAGAGTTGTAACACCCTGAAGAACCACGAACCTCATCAAGTAAGGATTCGGATAAACAACAACCAAACCAGCCTTGACAGCTTTCTCCATTTCCTTTTCGTCAGGAATGTGCTGAAGTTTGTCGCCACCGATTGTTTTGTTTGTTACCGGAATATAAGGTGGTTTGCCACTCACACGACCGATTACTTGGCACAGGTTATAGAATACACCCCACCAACGTACTTTAGACGCTACCATGTCGCTTGCAGTGCCAATACCACCGTGAACACAAACCACGTATGCATTGTTGAACTGTCTTGCCATAGCAAGCGAGTCATTGAACTTCAACTTGCTGTCGTACGCACCGACATACACAAATTTGTCGAACTTCGCTTGAGTGTTGCGGTGAGCGATAACCTTGTTATTCGTAGCACCAGCACCCGAAGCACCGATTTGGTCTGTGAATACGATATTATACTCAACATCAGTGATTTGAGCTAACAGGTCGTCGAGGTCAGTCGGCTTATACTGTTCAGTCGCTCCAGTAGCTACTTGCCATCCTTCATTGTCAGCAATGTCAGAAGCATCTACTGAACCGTCACCTGTGATTTTGCTTGAATCATCAAGAATGAATCTTGACCCAAAGTTCTCATCGGTTTGGCACCACTGAATAACCTGAGCCAACGTAGTACATTCCGGAGTCTGACAAATCAGATACGGGTCAGCCTGTTCAACTGTCAATTCATCGTAGGAAAGTTCAACCCCTGTAATCGGGTCTTTATAAAGACCTGTAAAGGTTCCTCTCCAGAATTTCATAATGAACGCATTCGGGTCTTCCGTTCCGGCTTCAATTGTCCACGCATAACCTGTTTTCAGGAAATCGCCTTCAACCTCGCCATTTGCATTCAATCCTTCGTCGATAGTTTTCACTACCAGCGTACCACCTTTCGAACCACCACCAGTCGGGGTGAACGTCATAGTTGCGGGAGTTGTCGTACAGGCACGAGCATACAGTAACTTACTGATACCAACCGCATCCGCATTATACGGGTCGGGAGTAAACAGAGCCTCTGCGCATTTCCAGAACATTCCGCCTTTCACGAAGTCACGAAAATCTGATAATGTCTCGAACTCATAGACAGCGTCCTTTCCTTGCTTGTCGGTGCCATTAACACCTGAACCTCCACCGAAGCCAGCACCATAAACACCCGTGTCAATCAAGAGCACGGTTCCATAGTCCAAATTTCGGGAAGCACTACTCTCTCCGGAAGTTATCGTTGAATATACTCCGGGAAGAGTTCTCAATTTTCCATTGAAATAAACGCTTGTTGCCATATTATCTTTATTAAAAGTTTACTAACTTATTTCGGAATAAAGGTATAAAAATTTTCCAAAACATCAATAACCACAAATCTTTTTGAGGAAGGGCAAGAGCCGAAGCTCCTGCCCAAACTCATTAAGAAATTTTCCAGCTCGTATTCGTCGTTATCTTGAACGTTTGTGAACCACCCGTTGCGCCATAAGACAGGCTCGTTGGAGTGACTTCAAGATACAGAATCTTCGCTACCAGTGTTCTCGCACCTGTTACCGTGAACTGATAGGAGAGACTTGTGCTCACCCGTGTGCTGCCCTCGTACCATCCGTCAAACACGTCAGCACTATTGGTCTTGGTACATACAACCGTTGCCGAAGCACCATAGTTATAAGACCCACCGCCAGATACTGAACCACGTCCCGCAGCCGAACTGTCAAGACTGACAGATATTGTATAGGAACGAGTTGTTCTATTTCCTCGAGCCTCAACCGTAACATTTCCAGTAATAGTTCCTGGAGAATAAGTTACAGAGGTGGACACTCTGGTTGAACCATTGTACCATCCGTCGAAGCTATAAGAATATTGAGCAGTAGTTGCCGGAAGCGATGCAGTAGAACCAGCAGCCGTACCACCATAAGAAACCGACTCGCTTGCACGACTCACAGAGGCAATATACGCATTCTTATTATAGGTGACAGTATAACTTCTCAGGCTTCTCGTTCCCTTCGCAGTGTACGTTGCATTAGCTGTTACACCAGTCGGAGCATAAGTTGCTGAAGATGTTATCTTAGTCGCTCCGTTATACCAACCATCAACCCCATAGGAGTATTGAGCAGTCGTAGCGGAAACAGTCATCGTTGAACCAGTAGCGTTGGCTCCGTGAGCAACACGTTCTGAAGTTCTACTCAGACTTGCGACATAATCACCAGCCGAATAAGTTATCGTATAATATTTCTTCGTGAAGCGAGCATATACGGTCATCGAGGCTGTTACACCTGAAATCGCATACGATGCTGAACTACTCAACAAAGAACCACCTGATGCACCAGCAGAATACCAACCATCAAACTGATAACCAGCAGCAGCCGAAGCCGTGACAGTTATACTTCCTCCGTGATTTACACTTCCACCACCTGAAACTGTTCCACCCGTTGTTCCGGCTGTATAGTTTCCTGTGCCGTCTGTATTACGATAATACGCTGACGGGGAGACTGTATATGAGTTAATGGTCGCTTTCGCTGTAAGAGACAAATTAGACTTAACAGCCGTCGGAGCATACGTCAATGATGTTGAAACTCTGGTTGCGCCATTGTACCAACCGTCAAATGTATATCCCGCAGTGACTGTGGCTGTACAGCCAGTCGCATTAGCTCCCCAACTTACAACTTCAGAAGTCTTACTGATTGTGGCGATACCTGTTCCCTTGACATAAGTCACGGTATAAGTGTTCGTCGTATATTCAGCCGTATAAGTTGCATTCGCTGTAACAGTAATCTCACGAGAAGCAGTTGTTACACCATCAGACCACTTAGAGAATGTCTTTCCTTCTATCGTAGAAGCTGTCAGAGTAACCTTTGTTCCATAATCATAAGTTCCCCCACCAGAACCATTGTTCACGGTAATTGTGTACTTATTGACTGTGGCTGTTCCTCTGGCTTCGAAAGTTCTCGCAGCCGTAATGTTCGCAACGCTCAACGCAAGAGCCGTACCAACCTGAGTGCTTCCTTCGTACCATCCCGCAAACGTGTATGTATATTGGGCAGTATTAGCAGGAAGAGTCGCTGTACAGGTCGCAGTTCCACCGTAATTTACGGATTCACTCGTCTTACTGATAGAAGCGATATTCGCATTCTTTGTATAAGATACTGTATAGACGTTAATTGTCGCAGACGCTGTCAATGTACAGTTAGACTGAATTGCTGATAGAGTTGCCTTACCAGCTGAAACTGTCAATGTACCTGTTCCAGAAGTCTTCGTCCAAGTCGGAGTATTGTAACCAGTAGAAGCAACCGCAGTATCTGAAGTCACTGAACCATTATACGCTACTCGCTCAGTCGTCTTCGTCAGAGCATTTACACCTGTTCCCCTCACATAAGTCACAGTAAACCAATTCTTTTGGAATCGAGCATAAACTGTTACCGCAGCCGTCACACTTGCTATCTCATAAGTCGCGGACGTGCTGATTTGTGTACCACCAGCGTCGTACCAACCTTGGAATGTATAACCTGCCTTCGCAGCAGCCGTTAAAGTCGCTTTAGAGCCATAGTTATATGTTCCCGAGCCTGTTACCGTACCGCCATTCGTTCCGCTCGTAAACGAGCCAGTAGAATCCGTATCACGGTATTGAGCCGTTCCTGTGATTGCAAATGTTTTCAACACTCCCTTAGCAGTGAGCGTCATGTTTCCAGTAACGTTGGTTGGTCCATAAGTAAGAGCCGTGCTGACACGAGTATCACCGTTGTACCATCCATCGAAATTGTAACCTGTCACCAATGCCGCAGTAGAACCCTTCGCATTTGAACCGTGTTCAACTGTTTCACTCGCTGGAGTAACCGAAGCAATTCCTGTGCCTTTCGCATACGTGATAACATAGGTATTGATTCCGAACGATGCAGCATAAGTTTCATTTGCCGTAACATTCGTGACGGTCAATTTAGCTGTCTTGGTTCCATCACTCCATCCACTGAACGTGTATCCTGTCGAAGCGGTTGCAGTTGAAGATGCTTCGCCACCATACTGTACTCGAGCCGATGTCGGCGATACTGAACCACCTGTTCCGGCTGTGAATGTTACTGTAAACCATTGACGCTGGAACCGTGCTGTCAAGCTGCGAGCTCCTGTTGCGGTGAATGTATAGGAAGCGGAATCCGAAACTTTCGAATCGCCCTCATACCACCCAGCGAAACTGTACCCAGTTGCCGGAGTTGCTTTCGCAGTGACTGATGTTCCGTGATTGAAAGTTCCTCCTCCGGAAACAGTACCACCCGTCGTCCCTGATGTAAAGTCGCCCGATTCAGCCACACGAAATTGAGCAGCCAAATTGATAGCATAGCTCTTAATCGTGAACACCGCTTGAATCGTGCGGTTCTTAGTAATCTCCCATCCAGGATACGGGTTCGTCGTTGATTCAACCCCCTCTTCATCAACCCATTTCGTAAAGTTGTAACCAGTAGCAGGGGTTGCAGTTGATTTAATGCTCGAACCATAGTCATAAGTTCCTCCTCCGGATACCGTTCCCGCACCTGTCGGGGTAATGGTAAACGCAAGAGAATACCTGTTAAGCGTTCGAGAACCAATTGCTGTGAATGTTCTGTTTGCTGTTATATTTGCCACGCTCAATGACAACGACGAAGAAATCTTCGTGTCGCCCTCATACCATCCTAAGAATGAATATGAGTATTGAGCCGTATTCGCGAGCAGTGTTGCAACCGCAGTTGCGGTATTTCCCCAATTAATCTTCTCGGAAGTCTTATTAATCGTATTGATATAATCTCCTTTCGAATAGGTAACAGTCCAAGTCGAAGTTGCTTGAGTAACTGTTACCGTCCCAACGACAGAAGCGATTGAACCCGTAACAGTTATCTTCCCTGTACGTCTTCCAACCGTGTTCTTAGGAATGGGGATTTGGGCACTGAATATAAACTCATCAACGGCTCCTGGGTCATCAGGAATTGATGTCCCATTCACCGTCAATAAGCCATTCGCAGTATAATTAGCAGGCAAAACAATAGGGATATCATTCCCCGAACCAAGAGCGAAAGTAATCTTCGGTGAGTTGCTCTTTCCAGAAACAGTTATCGTCGAAGCTCCTTCGCCTACCTCAAATGAAGTCTTGTCCAAAGTAATGTATTCAGCAGTTGGCTCTTGCTTAACTTGGTAAGATTTTGCCGCTTCAATTCCTTTGACCACAGCCGTAACAACTGTCTGACGTTCAAGACGACCTTTATGTATCGTGCCTGAATTGGTCAGAGTAGCGTCACCCTCTCCGGTCATTGGATTAACGGTCAACCAAGAATCTTTCGCCATACCCTAATTTGTTTTTAAAATTGTTTCTAACTGACAGTCCAGTTCACATTGGTTGAAACTTGGAATGTCTTACTTCCACCAGCGGCATCGTAGTCCAAAGATGTAGGTGTGACATCAAGATAGAATATCTTAGCGACAAGGCTCACGGCTTCAGTGGCTGTGAACGTATATGTCGCACTCGAACTCACCTTGGTGGCTCCCTTATACCATCCATCGAATACGTCACCACTCTTCGTCAGATTACATTTTGCAGTCACCTGACTTCCAGCACTTACCTCCGCAGACGCAGTAGCACCAGCAGCACCACCGTTCAACTGAACCGTACCACGACTCGTAACGTCTGAATTGATTGACAGAGCAACTTGGAATGTACCCTGTGCAATGTCCTTCAACATTACATAATCGTTATTGCCGTAGGAAGCCAACGCATCAGCGTCAAACTTTCCTGTCGCAACAAGTTCTTTCTTGCGGACGTAATTATTAGCAGGAACACCTATTACGTCGGGAGTTATCCCAACGGTGTCCGCTGCCTGTTTTGATGTCGCATACGGATTATTTGCCATAATTAAGTAGTTTTTCCGGCACTTGCCTGACAGTCCACAAACTTCGTGAAAGCGATATTTCCAGAAACAGTATTGATTTTATCAACGATTTGTTGCCCCGTCAATTTGCTCATAATACCAGCCCCAGTCAGCTTATCAAGAATATTCTTCTCCGTCAATCCATCAAGAATAGAAGACGGATTCTGTTGCTGATTCTGAACTATTGTCAGTAACTCATCAACTTTTGCTCCTGTGAATTTCGATTTATACGCCATAATCTTATTTATTATTGGTTTATTCTTTTAACACCCCAAAATCGCTTCCAGTTGAATCCTGGAACCCCTCATCACTATCAGCAGGAATGAACGGCTCACGGAGACCCAATTGAGTGATTGTAAACGATGATTCCAAAGGGATTGTTCCTTCGGTGATTTTACCTGTAACGGTCATCGTTCTGTCGAACCCCTCATTCGTTTCAACAGCAAGCGGGACAGCAGCCGACATTGCTGTCGGCTGTGCCACTTTCTTTGCCTTTTTCAACCGTTTTCCCATATTCTAATAGATTAGGAAAGTTCCCAAGAAGTATTAGAAATGATTGTCTGAGATACGGCTGCACCGCTTGCTTCCAGAGTGATTGTATCATTACCGAATGCAAACGTCGGGTCACCAGCAGATTGCTTAATCTGAATTTGCTGAGACTGCCCTCCAGCGGTCGTAACTTTCATGGCAGCGGTCAATTCATCAACCGATGTATTGGCTGCGATACCTGTGAAAGTAATACTGAACTCGAACTCCTGAGTCGCTCCAGGGTCACCAGTGATAGCCACATTATTAGTGGTCTCAACTCCACCAGCGGTGTATTTGCTCGGAAGAGTCAATTCCAAACCTCCCTCAACGACCGCACGAGTTTTCAAATCGACAAGTTCGAAATTCAACTTAGAAGAGTTGGATTTACCTGTGATTGTCAGGGTTCCACCTGCTTTTCCAACAGTTGTTTCAGCTCCGTCGTTGAACGAAACGAACTCTGCCTTTCCCTTCTGGATTACGGTGTACGTCTTATTCGGAGATACGCCCACTGCCACACCAGTCACCGTGGTAGTACGTTGTTCACGACCAGTGTGAACTGTACCTGTGTTCTGAACTGTCGCATTACCATTTCCCGAAGCGGGAGCGACGGTCAGCCATACTGCTTTTGCCATAAATTCACTATTTTAAACGTTAAACAAAATTTTTCTCACCAACAAAGATAGTAATATTAGAGCGAATTCCCTACTCAAGCCTCCAAGCGGTCTTCGCTTCAATATCCTGTTCCCCTTGATTATTCATTTCATCCAGCCACACATATCCCGACTTAAACTGAAACAGTTCGTTCCCTGTCTGAAGAACCCAATCTGTATTTGAATAGATAGTATTTTCTCCATTATTAGTAAGCTGGTCGAGCCACACATACGGGTGTGAAAATTCAAAATATTTGTCAATAGGAGGTGGATTCCAACTTGGGTCTGACCCAACAGGTATCGCATCCTCTATCACAAATCTCCTCACAATTTCAGGTCTAACGATTGAAGCATAATCTCCTATGTCCTCAACCTCTATTGACACGTTCTTTATCAATATCGGTTGCGGAAACAGGCTGTTCTCCGCTATCAATTCATTCGTGCTGAAATCGAAGTACGCAAACTCTTCCTCGAACGTATTTCTTGCACCTATCAACAACGCATACAATACCTCACCAATCAAGATTGATTCAAGCATATTGTCACTGAAGCACATCAGGTCAATTCTTGAAAGAGCTGGCTGTCGGAACCCCTCACGTTCATATTCAGGAACCCCAAAGGTATCAAGCACGGGAGCACCGTACCCACCCAACGGAGCTGGCTTATCGGTTGAACGTCCTGGCTCTCTTACAATTATACAAGGCATATGGCTCTTATCCTTAGGATATTCCATCTTCACCTGTATCTTCCGAGGATTAGTATTCTTCCTCAAGAAAAGTGCCTTCGCCTGTTCGTAGAAGTCAAACTGCCCATCCCGAGTCCCGTAGAACATATGGTATAAGAAAGTCTGGGTCTCCGGCACACTTTCGTAATCATACTGAATGTATGCTATCAACCCATCGACTATCTGTTTTATTCTTGCAATTAGTATCATCTCTATAATTGATTTAAAAATTCATCAATCGCCATGTCAGCTACCTCAAACACCTGTGCCTCGTCAAGAGCTCTGTCCATGAACTTCCGAGGTTCAAATCCAGGATGAATCCAACTCAACGGGTCACTGTTATTACTGACCCTGCGGAATGTAAAGTATCCCCCTCGATTCTCTTTGTCCGTAGATGAAACATCAATCCTCACGAGTCCTTGGTATTGGGGTGATTTATGGGTGTACTCTGGTATTACTCCGTTCGCTGTTCGAATTTCCTTACGACGACCCAATTGAGCGTACTGTGCTGGGAGTTGAGACTTCTTTACAGGCTGCCCACCGTTACTTTTTGCAATGTCGTATATTTCTTTCGGCAAAGCATTTTGAAAAATTGTGGATTCAGCAACAGCGTCAGGAGTAGCATAACGGAAAGGAATTGTCAAATACCAACCCCCACTTAAAGAAGTTTTCTTCTTCGGGGAATTGGCGAATCCTGGTTTCTCGTCGAACGGAGCTTTACCCTCTTCAAGAGCCAAAGCCAAACCATCCTGTCCAGGCTGTAAACCAAACACAACTTCCGTCGCACTCACTCGGTCGACATACATTGCTTGCTTATACAGTTTTCGAGTTTTCTTCAACTCTTTATTGACAAGGTTCTCCCACTTATTTACATACTCCGTCACGACTCGGTTGATAATTTCACCACCGAGTGCCTGAGCTTGGTCGCCTGTCAAAGCAAACTCCGCTACAATTTCGCTCAAATCAACGTGTATCGGAATCATTATTATCGTCGTTATAGATTATCCCACTACCATCATAATTCGGTCGCTGCATATCAATAAGATGAGTCCTTCTCCCCACACCCTGTATGGGCATCTTGAGGATTTGTAGCTGCCCACTCTTCTTGTCTTTTCCTAACGAAGCACGTATCTCGTGAGGCATATCAATGATATGATACTCCACCCGATGTTTGTACAGCACGGAAACCCCCATATCGGGTTCGACATTTCCAGGAGCAAATCGTAGGCAATACGGGTTCTCCGGAACAACTTCATACGTCGATGGGTCTAACTTCACCAACGGTGATGTTGAATCCTTAAAGATGTACACTGCCTCGATACCACCCTCTATTGGTGCGTATGATAGAAAAACAGCAACCTCGTCACCTATCATCAGCCTCGCAACCAACATTTCCGTAAACGAAGCATATTCGTCCTCAACGGTTACTCTGTCAAAGTAGGAGAGGAAGTCTTTATCCTCATCACGAACAGTTATCGCAGCCGTACCCATCAATTCGGGAGCCCATTGAACGTATTGAGTATTCCGGTTCAAACCTGTTACAAGAGCTTTCGTCCTACGAGGATTCACGAAGAAATATCCAAAGCCGTGACAGTTCTGACAATCAGGAAGAGCAGCTCCTGAACTTCCCTGACATGGGCAGCGAATAGCCTTTTCACAGATTATATCATAGCCGTGTGCCCAAATAACCGAATTGAAGTCATTTGGGCGAAAGCTCACCTGCGGTTGCCCATATAGGGACTGTTCGGGTGCTTCTGTTATGTTTCTTCTGTTCATTATACCACAACCATTTTTATTTCGTCATAAATCAATTTTATCCTCTTCACTGTTTCAGCAATCTCCTTCTGATACTGTATGATACGAGCACCATAACCAGCATTCGTTGCGGAAGAAGTAGAACTGATTGATTGACTCAACCCGTCCACACCAATTGACTGGGCAGCGATACCAGCACCAAGAATCAAGTCTCCGGCAATACCTAATGGTCCAAACGTCGCTAACTTTCCAGTCAGGTTAATTAAGTCCATAGGCATGTGGTCGAGGTCGAATCCTGTAATGTACTGGAAATCCCAGTAATCCGGAATCAATCTAAAATGCTGACTACCCAATTGAGTAGTCAAACCGCTTAGAATCACTTCCGCATTCGCAGTAGCAACAGCCGAACCCGTCGGAACGATTGATACACGTCTCTTATAAAGACCGTAACTGTTCTGATGAGTTGTAAGCCATTGTGTCGGATAGGAGATTTGCTCAAGATTGTTGAACCGTCCCGTCAACGAAATTGGCTTGTTGACGGGATAGTTCGTGAACAGAATAGGAAATTCCTGCCAATAGTCGGCTCGGTAGAATGTCAGCTTCTCTTGGTCAATGAACTGGCGCATCAGTTTAAGGTTGAAGAAGTTCTCCACCTCTTTCTGTGCTGCCTGAATGTAGAACCTCATGCTCTCAGAGCTGAATGAAGTCCCGTCACCACCCTGTATAGTTATCCCGTACAGGTACAAAGAAAAAATCTCCGTGGGATTAAACATCATCCCCGTATTCTTTCTATACTTCATTGTCAAAACAAGCTGTCCCATCTTAATTACTCTTTAGAGGATGCTACCAAAAATTCGATGATTTCAGCTTTCGTTTTCTCAGCAATAGCAGCCATGTCAAAGCCACTCTCGGTTCCGAAAGCTATCAATTCATCTTTCTTCATTCCAGAAAGTTCTTTACGAAGAGCCTCTTCCTCCTGTTCCGGAGTCAAAGTTTCACCGCCATCACCCTCTGCGGGATTTTCGTCGCCTGTGGTCGCTGCGGTGTCTGCTGCGGGATTTTCAGGTGCTGGGGGTGTAACTGTCTCGGGTGCGGGGATAATTCCCTCAGCGAGCTTTAAACGAGCCTCATGCTCCTTCTCGTATTCACCTTTCCAGTTTACAACCTCTTGCTCGAGCTCTTCAATCTTCTTCTTCTGAGAAGTATTGATGTTAGTCAAGCGAGCCAGTTCCTTTTTGTACCACTCTTCACGGTCGTTGAAATCAGACTTCATCTGAACTTCCTTAGGAGTTTCGAATACGGGCTGTTTGCCGTGTTCATACAGGTTGGGTAAACCTAACTTCAGAGCTTCCTTCCCGAACTCGTCCTCGACCTCTGCAACACAATTAACGAACTTCACGTTCGTGCCATTAATGTTGATTACCTTGTTTCCTGCTTTTCTGTTAAAAAGTTTCATAATCGTTTCTTTAATTTGTTTATAAAATTAATGGGGATGGGACTTACCACCCCATCCCCATCATTATAACGTTACTCGGTCGTCTTTTTTAGGTAGTCGGCAAACCAATCTTACCAATGTTGATGATACGAGCAATCTTTCCTGGCATATACTCAACGGGAGTACCATAGTTCAGGACAGAGAACGAACGTCTCGGACCAACAATAGCGTAATCCAGTTTCATGGTACCACCCAGTTCCAGATACTCAATCATTTCACTTCCGTTGAAGTAAACAAGAGCAGATTTGGTTCCGGCAATCCAACGGTTGCGGTCGTGAACCTCTCCCGGAGCAGCACCGTCCCATCCAGCAGCCAACTCAGTTGTGCTAACTTCAAAGATAGGATAGAAGTCTGCAGTCCCCTTATCAACAGGGTCTTTCTCAGTACGATAGATAACGTAGCAAGTTTCAGGATAAGCAGAAGACTGCGCACCTTTGAACTTCAGAGTCACTGACTGAGTAGCACCAACAGCCTGTTCAGTGTCGTTCAGCAATACAGGTTCAGACTCTCCGTAACGGTTCTTTGCTGTAACAGCATAGAAGTAGTTACCAGCGTGAACAGAGCCGAATACTCCCTTAGCATCAACAGCCACAGCAACCGGAGTTGTTGTATCCTTGATAGGAGCATTAGGAGCTTTGTCAGAAGTCTTACCACCGCCCAACTTAATCGGTTTCGCGAAGTCGAAGAACTTGTCTGCCTTGATGTTCACTTTACCGAATTGAGTAGTGATGTCGTTTACCGACTGACCCATAGTAGCACCAACGACGCCACCAGCCATACCTACCACAACACGTTTTGACTCGTGGAAGAGTTTCACGTAGTTGTTGAATACGATAGGAGAAGAAACGATACGGTCGATGATACCGTTTCGGTCGTTTACAACTGCCTGAGCAGCGTCTTCAACCAAAGCGTCGTTCAGTACAGAACCGTTTGCGTTCAGCACAGCAACGTCACCGAAGTAAGCGTCCAACACCTGTTCAGATGTTTTACCCAGAAGACCACCTGTGATATCGTTAATACCAGCGATGTGCTGAGCAAATACACCGTCAAACTCTTCAGGAACTTTTGCCGAGTTGGCGTCGATTACCTTTTTGTCCAGGATAGTCTGAAGCAAGATGGTCTTGTTCTCAACTTCCTTTGTGTACAGGCTACCAACGACAGTCTTGACAATCATACCCGGATGAGTCACCTGACCAGTCACACCAGTGAATTTCACGGTGATTGACTTACGACGGTAAACAGAGTCAGTTTCAGTAGGAGTTTCACCTTCCTGATTGAAGATACCTACTTCCTGACCATATTTGTAGAGCTGATTGTACTGGTGAACAGTATTGTCAATTTTCTGACGGTTCAGTTCGTTCCAGAATACCAACTGGTCCAAACGGTTCTCGAGGTTCTTCAGCACAGAATCCAGAGATTCAGGTTTCAAACCACCACCGTTATTCAATTGGTCGTTGTACTGCATACCAGTCAACAGACCCGCCTCCATCGCCTTCAAGATTTCATCTGAAGACAGACTTTCCAACGGATTGGCGTTTTCCGTTCCAGTGTAATTGAATAAATCCATTTCCTATTTATTTTTAAAGTTATAATTCGATAACGAAATTATTTCACGAGACGAATGTTCTTCTTGTTATACATATACAAGGCTGCGTCTTGACCGATTGCCCCACATACAGGGTCGAGCAAATAGGCAGTTGTATTGTCACGCAAAGACTTCTGAATTTCGGGGTCGGTTTCCTCATCGATTGATTTAGTAATCAATTCACGAACAACCGCACGGTCACGAGATACGCTCAGGATGGTTTTGTCATCCTCGTCTTTCGCTCCACCGCCCATTTCGAGACTCTTTTCGATAACAGCCTTATTCAGACCAGCGGTCTTAAATGCAGGAGCAGTATCGCCAAAAGCAATAATCGCTTGACGCATACCGTCCAAAGATTTTTCAATCTTGTCAACGACAGGAGTCAAAGCCTGTTCAATTACTCCGGGAAGAGATTTCATGAACTCATCCTGAGACTGAGTAACCTTGCCAAGCAAGTTGTCTTCGATGCTCTTCATGATATCCGCAGAAATTGACTTGGCGATGTCGTCTTTGTCTTTACCCTTGTCAGCACCGCAACCCTTTTCAACATCGTCTGGGTCTTTCTTGTCACCATCCTTGTCATCAGGGTCTTTCTTGTCTTTTTCTTTGTCCTTTTCTTTCTTCTCGTGTTCACCGTCTCCGTCGCCTTCACCATGGTCATCCGGACCACTCTGAACCGACTTCTCCAATTTGATTGAGCCGGAATCAATCCAACCAGCAATCACCTCTTCTGAGAACCCACTACCAAGCAGGGACTTAACGAGGTCGTCATTTTTCTGTTCATCTGTTAATTGTACCATAATCTTTTGAATTTTTCGGTTTAAAAATATTACAAAATTTCTTTTCCCTAAAATGAGTCGTCAAATGTCTTCTTGAACAATGCGGAATTTTGAGTCAATAATTATCCTCTTGTTTCCAACTACCTGTTCGAACATGATACTCTTTCGTAGGTGACTCTTCAAAATTTCACCCGTAGGAATAAAATCTTGCATTTGAATCCCCTTTACAAAATCGATATACGAATTGAAATTCACAGGTGTGAACGTCAGAGCAATGTTATTGATAATTGCTTTCGTGATATGCTTTTCATTTTTCGGGTCTCGCTCGAGTGCTTTGCCCTCAATAGACATTCCAGGCTTTCGGGTTGAACCGCTTTCACGCATTTCAATACACTTATCCCAAAAGGCTCTCGCCTCGGGAGACTCGCTCCACAGCTTCCCTTTCACCCAAAACTTATTATCAACTATCTTCCCGTCAAGCGGTTCACCAATCCAAAACCTACTCTTCAGCTCTTTTGCTCGAACTGTTAGGTGGTCAAGATTGAATAAGCCGTGTTTCAGGAAGTATTGAATCTCGAAGCCGTTTGGCTCCATAGAGTCACCTTGATAATCCTTGCTGTCATCACTTGCGATACCCTCAAAGACCATGTTCTCGTAGCGACGTTCATCACCACGAGGATACTGCATAGCTTCCTCAGACTTCATAATGTCAAGAGGAAGCCAGAAGTTGAAATCATTTGGGGTTTGCTTCTTCATTGAATCCGTTTTTAAAATTCTGAGACAAAATTACAAATCATTTCAGAAAGTTACAAATATTGGGTCACCAACATAATCGGTTCCTCTTTCATTCGCTGCCATAAATTCTTCATGAGGTGTCCGGACTTTCATCGGTCCCACCATCAAGGAATATTTCATTTCCTCGAGAAGACGTAACATATCCGAGTCGTCGCCTGTAAACACAATTTCGCATTCAGTCAAGCGGTTGGTCGCTGGGTCTTCCTTATACCTTGTATCATGAATGATTAGAGGCTTCAAGAACTTCAGATGTCCGTTCTCCCCAACTGTCACTTCCTGCATTCCGCTGATACCTTTAAGAATGGTTTCGACACACTTCATCGGGTCACGAACAGGAACAGCCAATTTTCGCTTGTCTCCGTCCATTGATTCAGGCTCAAGCGGTTTCACGGCTTCAATATCCATAGCCTTTTTCAGGATTGAAGTAAATCCCGGAACAAAAGCCTCCGGAGTAATGCGTCCTTCCTCAAGAGCTTTCAACAACGGTTGGGCGGCATCCATTTGCTGCGGTTTCATCATCAGGTCAAGAACGATACGTCCTTGGTCAAAGATGAACGGCTTCAAAGGCATTTCCCCAAGGTCAATGAACTCTGCAAAACAATGTTCGCTCGCATCAACTGTTACAGGCTGGTCACTGTCGACATACACCTGATAATATTTAATGTGGGCATCCGCATTCTTATGCTCCCCAAGATACACAATTCCTCTATCCGCAAGGGGGTCAAGATTTGTTTCTTCTTTTAGTTCACGTAATGCAGCGGTCTCAAAGTCCTCTCCTGGGTCGACATGACCTCCAGGGATACAAACCTTTCCAGTAGGACAGAACTCCTCAACTCGATGTAATATGAGGACTCTACCAGACTTGTCCAAAGCAACCACATCAGCGTATTTGGTTGGCTCACCTGTAATTGACTTCACGATGTCGAAATACACCTGTTTAGTCATCTTCCCTTCCCGATACGCCAGCTCGGCATTATCAAGAGTGTCAATGTCTTTACAGGCTTCCCCAACCTCAGGGTCATTGCGATAAGCCTCCAACGACTTCAGAATTTTGTTCCTCTGGTTTACGGCTGATGTAACTTCCTTTTGATGTTCTTTTAGGAATCCTCTATATTTCTCAAACACTTCGGATTTCTTCTGTTCCGGCAAACCATCAACTCCGTCAATTACTGACTTCTGAATTGAAAATTTATCGGACAGTTCTTGCCCAAGCAGGTCAAGTTTCCCGAGCTCCGATTTCAGATTCCGGTAATCCTCAATTTTCTCTTGAGCTGTCTGAATACCAAAAAACTTCTTTAAATTCATATCTTTTCGTTTTAAACTGAATATTCTTTGTTTCCAATAGTTATCTTTGCTCGGCTCTTCCGCTCAACTTTACGTTGATAATTCTTAGGAGGCTCAAACTGTCTTGTATCAGGATTCCAAACATATCCTTTGGGGAGATACCTTAAATCACACCGACAGAACGGGTGAACAGGGTGTATCGTGGCTTTCCAGTCCTTAGACTTTACACCATAATTCGTACCGTTCGCCATAAGTTCTGACAGGTGAAAAACCTTTGGCTCGCTTCCGATACCCCCTTTCAGGTACAGCCGTATGCAATGACGGCACGCTCCAGGAAAGACATCGAAGTAAACCAACGGGTCAGGGTCTTCTTCCATGATGATTTCCGCCCGACCAAGATTGTATATGTCTTGACTTTCCGTCTCAACAATACGTCCCCAATCACGGTTCCAATCATTCATTTGGTTCGCCAAGTTAGATGTTATCTTCTTGACTGAACGTTTCTCGAATGTGCCGTCCAACAGTTCCTTCTTCAGAACGGCATCAGCCTTTGCAGCCTCTTGAGCCTGTAAATAGCTGAGTTCCTCTGCCGAAATTGAAGCACGAACATCATTCTTGATACGCTCCGAAAATCCCTTGATATGAGTATAAGTCTTGTTGGCTGCAACCTTATAGAACGCCATTTCCCTCGCTGTGGGCTCAAATAAGCCCATTTTAGAAAGAAACGCAGTAAACTCGGAGTAACTCATCTGAGCCGTTGCATTCGTCCCAACAGCAGCCGAAACACGACCAAACAGAAAAGCCTGATAATGGGAAGGGAATTTAGGAATCAGTTTAATCAAGTCAACCCCTTTACGCTTGAGCAAGTCCAGGTCTTCCTTCGTTAGGAAGTCTTTCCCCAACACCTGTGCAACCATCTTGACCACCATGAGGTCGACGTTGTCCAAAATCTTCTTTATTTCTTCTTCCGAAAATAACATTATTTCTTTTCCTTTTGAATATCAACCATCGTTTGAACAATATCACCAAACAGCCGTACAGCGTTGAAAGCATTCTTCGACTGATTCTCATACTGCTTTTGAACCTTTGGATATCTCATCGGGTCAACGTGATGTTGGATTCTGGGGGATACAGGCTGTTTCATTTTCTTATTCCTAATTGTGAGTCAATAAATTCAAGAGCCTTCCCAAGAATAGGGTTGTCCATAGACTTCTCAACCAACATTTGGTCAATAGCCTCTTGAGCCGTCTTAGGAGAATCTTTACCCTCTTCGTCATCGACGATTTGGTTCATTCCTTCTCCTCCCATCATCTTGTTACTTTGAGCCGACTGATACACCGTGTTAAGGATAGTATCCTTTTCGGGATTGAACTTCCTTCCGGAATACTTCTCAAACATATCCTCAAGAGATACGAACCCAGCCTCAGATTTCTTCTTGTCAAGTTCAACCTGAGCAGCCTCGTCCTCTATCTCTATACCTGTAAAGACAAGCTCCAAGCGGTCATCAATCTCGCTGATGATATACTTATTCAGCACATTCTGATAGAACACCAACAGCGGAGTCAAACCTTTTTGGCGAGAATGGTCGAGACGTTCCTTCTGTCCTTCTTGACCGAATATACGGGCAGCATCCTGAAACTGAAAGCCGAGTTCCGATGGGTCCATACGGTACACAGCACAGGCAATCACCAATAGGAACTTAATCCATTCAGTGAATTCCATATCACGGTTCGTTTGCTGTAAATCAATCCACTCGAGGTCTATACCTTGTATCACAGGAATCTTGTGAGAGTTGTACACGGTGCTCATCGTTTGTTTCCAGTCCTGACGGAATTCGTTCAGAGTTCCTTGGTCGATGTTTCCGTTCTTCACATTGATAAAGCCTTTCGGCTGGCTACCTTGTTTGAAGAAGTTACCATTATACTGCATTCCCCACAAAATCCACGTAACAATTTCAATCAGCGTTTCCAGCTCCGAACAGCCATAGCCATTACGCAACACGTTGGTCGTCTTGTTTCGTACACCATACCCAAGTTCCCACGGATAGAAAACTACATACTCATTCGTTACAGGGTGTCTGATAATCTGACCGTCCCATACCATAGCATATCTTGGCAGATAACCATGCCAACGGAAATTCTCAAACATCTGTGCATATCGTGGGTCATTTGTGTCAAGCTGTCTAATAAGCGCAGCGTCCACGGCACGATACTTCTTGAGGTTCATGTTCCTCGCACGAACGAGCTCGAACGTCATTTGGTCAAGCACGAGGGAATCCCTCAATACTTTACGGGTAAACTCTTGAAAGTTATCCTCACATTCCCATTTGTCATTCTCACCACCCTCTTCGAGAAACTTGACAATGTAGTCGACAATCTTCTTGTCCTTTACGTTCAGTTCCTTATCCTCAGAACCTTCCGAGCCTGGACTCTTCTTATAGCGTATCTGATATCCTGGCTTCTGGTCATCAAGACTGTACTTTAAGAAGTTCTGAACCTGTTCAATACGAGTGTTGATGATAGCTTTAACAATAAAGATTTCGCCCATACGATTGAGCGTGCCAAACGAAATACCGTTGTTCGGGTCTCGATAGCCTTTTCCGTTAAAGCCAATTTCAGAAGGATTCCAAAGGATTGATTTAATTTCCGGCTGCGGAGCTCTCCGACTGTTCTTTTGCTGTTCGGCAATGAACGCTTGTGCCTTCATTACTTCTTCAAAAGACTCCGAAGTTAGGGACTTCTGAAGCCTGTTGCGCAAAGCTATCGGAGCAGCCTGAGCCATCACTTGGAGTTCCTGAAGAGACAGTCCATCAAGACCGTCTATGGGAGCCGCATTATTGGCTCCCACTGAACTCCTGTTTTTTGATGAACGGTTTCTTCCTTTTCCCATGATTAAATAGTTCCAGGAGTGACGAATGTTTTTGCCTCGTAGGTTCTGCCTCCGTAGATGAAACGAATAGTGAACCAAGTAACCATTGCCGGACGGGTGATACCCAAATCCTTCACAATTTCAAACATCAGAGAATTGGAAGCCTTTGCGGTCAGGGTTTTCTTGTCTTCGCTCAACGTACCCAAGTCGGCAGAGTTTCCACGGAACTCAAGCTGACGTTCGTCAGCAAATATCTGTACCTGATATTCAGAATCATCCTGAGCATCGGCATCGGCAGCAATCTTTTTGAACTTCGCAACCAGCAAAGGCAAAGAACCCTTTGAAGAAGCATAGTCATATTGGTCAGTGTACGACTTCGGAACCACGCTGTAATAGGTTGCCTCGTTATAAGCAACACCCAATTGCAATCCAAAGATTGTACCTACCTCTTCCGGCACACCAGAAGTAAAGTCAGCAGACTCATCAATGATAAGTTCATTGCCTTCGTAGCACTCTACTTTACATTCACAGGTCTTCGCCATGTTCAGCATAGTAGGAATAGTCACTTCGTCGCCCATCTTGAAATTCAAGCCAGCCGAAACAAGACCGGAATAATTCTTTCCAATCAGTCCTGTTATCATGAAGTTGTTAATGGTTCCAAGACCATCGGTCTCAACCGTTACAGCTTCCGCACCTTTCGAATAAACATATTTCTTCATTTCCTTTTATGTTTTAATTCTTACCAATTATTTAACGATACAAATTTACAAATAAAAATACCGAGATTAAAGCATGATATCCTTATTCCTTCTTTTGAGTCTCCTTACCACGGCTTTCCAATTCTCCCTTCACTTTCATTATAGAGTAAAGCAACTCCGCTCTTTGAGACTTCTTTATGGCTTCAAAGTTCTTGTTTAAATCATTCACAAGACCCTTCTCCATCTTCTTGAGGTTTTCCGTAGGAATGTTCTTAATGTTTGACCACTTCTCATCAACACCCTTGCGAACCTTTTCTGACAGGTATTTCTTCAGATTGACCTTTCCGCTGTTAGGGACGTCCTCAAACTTGACACGGGTGTAAGACTCTTCGGTTTCACCTTGTTTTGATTCAGACTTTGAATCTTTAGAATTCCATTTATTTGCAAATTTATCCGCAGCCTTTGCAGCTTCATTTGGGGAGGAAAACAGTTTACTTTTCAAATCCTCTGCCTCTTTATGAAATTCTTCTGCTGCTTCAAAAGAAACTTTTGACGCTGAAACTGACGCTGAATATTCATACTTCTTGTCCTTCAGATTAGGAACAGCCTGGACAGCCATTGACTCTACCACACCATCTTCACCATATTTTTTCGTATCACTAAAAGAATTCCCCTCCCACCCAGAAAGACTCACTCGTTCTTTTTGGGGTTCGGACTTCGATTCTTCCTTTGATTTGCGATTTTCTTGAATGAGCTTGTTTATTTCACTCCATGTATCCGCAATTTCTTTTGTAAGACGTTTTTCTTCATCAGACATTGGGGATTCAATATCAGGATTGGGGAACTTCTTTTTCTTTTCGGAAATGAGTCTTTCAACTTTTTCAGAAAGTTCTTTCCGTCTCTGAAGATTATCTACTTCTTCTTTCAACTTTTTTTTAATAGCAAAATCTGAAAATCCACCGATATGTTCAGCCAATGAACCATTAAATTTTCTTCCAGTAACTTTGTTAATCCAAACTCCAACTTTTTCCTTTTTAAAAGGACCATATCCACCCCCTGAAGCTTCGGCTCCAATAGGAGCTTCCTTTAGAACTCTATCTGCCTTTTCATAGACAGATTCTTTTTGTTCAGATTCCTTCTTCTGGGCTTCGTTTATCTTCTTACTGGTTTCCTTGGCTTCCTCTGCGTTTTTCTTCTCTTCATTCGCCTTAACACCAGCATTAATCTTTTCAGCCTGTTTCTTCGCAGCCTCGAGTTTTTGTTTCTTCTCCGAAAGTTTCATCACTTCCGCAGCCGGAAGATTCAGTTTCCCCTCGTTGATAGCAGCGATAACCTTGTTTACAGCCTCGAGCTCCTTTGCAGGGTCAGTTTCCTTCTTCTCAGTCTTTTCGCCATCGTCGGACTGTTTCTCAGCACCATACTTCTGTCCGACACGATGTTTACGACGGTTCTCAGCGGTGTCTGAATAAACACCCGAACGAGATTTCATTATTGTTCTTTCTGTCAATGTAACCATATTCTTTTCAACCATTTAATTTGATACCGCAAATATATTACGAAATCTTGAATCATCAAAGAGTTTCCCGAAGAAAACTCTTGAATTACTCCCAATCTTCAGGTAGGAGGGACTCCTTCCCGAGTTCCTTAGCACGCTTCTTAATCCAACGCTTCGCAGCAGCAGGGTCTTTTGCCCTGCCGACACTGCGTATAGCATCCTTTAAGTCCTGCCCGTTACGAATAGGAAACGAGCCATCCTTCATGGCTTCGCCTTCCTTTGCCAAAGCCTGTCTTTCCTTTTCGGGGAAGTCATGCTTATTCAACGATTTTTCGAGCAACGTTTCCATTATTCATTGGGGATTTGGTTGACATACGGTTTCCCGACACGACCCAAACGTTGATTGTCCGGAGTATCAGCATACACACCTGAACCCAGTGATTTGATGATGTCGTCTTTTGACTCATCACCTGTCAAAGACTTCAGGAAGTCAGCAGTAGGAGAGTAGGCTTGACCAACACGGTTCAAGCGACGGTTTTCGGGGGTGTCAAGATATACTCCTTCCAAGCCTTTCATGATTGTTCCGTCCGCAGCCTGTTCCCAAGCAACTTGCTTCTTACGATAATAGCGGAGGACATCTTTGTTCTGTTCGTCTGAGCAAACAGCCTTTTGGAGATACATTACATCAGCGACAAATGCCTCTTTTTCCTGGTCGCTTAATTCGCCACTACGACTCTTCATGAGTCCTTCTTTGTAGTAACTTGATACTTCCTCAGGAGTGAACACTTCATAACCGTTGTCAGCGGCAGTTTCCTCGAACATCGCCAAAGAAACTTTCTTGTTTTTATTTTCCATAATCTTCCTTTGTTTAAAATTTTCTTTGTGAGCAAAAGTATTCAAAAATTTTGAATATGGTAGGAGAGAGTTCAACTGTCCTTAAAATAAAAACGGGCAAAGAAGGAGGACTCTCGCCCTCCTTATGCCCCAGACACTTCCTTAGTAGTAACTAAACACCAAAAGTAGAAATTCAGACTAAATCAAAATCTTTTGTCAAATCAAATGTAAATCAAGCCATAAAACAGACAGCTCGAGAACCGAACTGTACCATTATAACGGTATCGACTGGAAAAGGTTTTTCTCATTTCCTGTACCCCTAACGAATAAAGGCTGCGACAGCAGCCTCTCGAGGCGAAGCTCATCGAAGATGGCGAAGCCTGTCAAAACACCGAACGTCAGTGAGGAGTGTTTCGAGGTCGAAAATGACATTCATAAATTTCCGTTCGGGACTCTATTTCTTTTCTCTATTTCTAACTATTTCAATAATACTCATATTTACCCCTGCGCGCGAGGCTCTCTTGTCCTACGGATGTCTATCGGGATTTTCGAGCCACAATTTCCCGAAATAAAAAGGGGGGTTTATACGCTCAATAAAAGGGGGTCTAAAGCGCATTTAAGGGGGTCTGTACGCTAATAAAGGGGGGTTTATACGCTCGAAATGCATACGTCTGTACGCTGTAAAAACATACACGAGTAAATTTCTAACCCTTATTTAAGGGGTTAAAAATAGGAGCAAACCTTATTTTATGATTTCCCGTTATTACAGTATAAAATCAAAAGATTATGAGAAAAGATGTAATACAATGTTCGAAAAGAGTCAGCGAAGATACTCCTGACTACTCATGTTGGCAAATGCGCTGTCTGTGCTTAGTTGCCGACCAGCTCCAGCCTTTATTAAAGGAAGATATTGATTGGGCAAATACAAAGTTTGAAAACCTCGAAAAGTACGGTATCTTTAACGATGACCATGAAGTTGAAATCACGATGAAACTTTCCGACATCGACAAGAACCGAAACGGAATTCGGGTTCTCAATGAGATTAAAAAGATGTTCGATATTCCCATTACATGGGATTGGATGAAAAACGGTAAAGCCACACGAACTGTCTTTTACTTTATCCATCGAATGGAATGGAATGAAGATAACCTGTTTTCTATTTATCTGTCCCATTTCAGCGTTCGATGGATTCTTGAGTTCGGGAAGCGACAGGGGTTCTTATCGTTTGACAAACCGTCAATGATGATGCTCTCTTCTTCCTACTCTATGCGCCTCTTTTTGATGTTGAGTCAATGGTACTCTAAGAAAGAGTTTTCTCTCGGTGTAGAGGAACTTGAGAGACGTCTGTGTTGTCCTAAATACACCCCCAAAGATTTACGTGTACAGGTGCTTGAACCTATAAGAAGAGAGTTAAATAGCAAGGACTGCCGTCTTTCTTTTGAATATAAGTTCGTGTCAAACGACAGAAAGAAAGGAGTTGGTCGAAAACGTTTTGATACTGTGGTGTTCACTATAATTGACAAAGAGAAATAATCTATGGGCAAAGAAGATACATTATCGGTTCTGAATATTCAAGCGGAAAACGACCGTCTGAATAAGCGTATCCTCTTTCTTGAGCGTGAAAATCGTGAACAGAGAAAGGAACTGTCAGACTATGCTCGTAGGGAAAAGGAACTGTTGGAAGAGATAGACCGTTTGGAAGGAGAGCTCGATGAAATAACATTTGAGAAGCGTCCTAAATACAAGCCGGAAAATCCAGCCGAAAGTGTTGACGACTTTCTCCTTCCAAAAGTAGATACTGGGACTGGGCTGAACCGAGTGGGCAAGATTGGCTTTGAAGAAGAGTGGGAAGATGTCATGTATGCTTATACAGATGAAATCTTCGTTGAGTCAGATAAACCTGACGTCCTCTTCTATCGTGACGATGCTGAGAAATGCTTTATCACCCCCACGGGGAACACTCGGTTGCCTTTCCCTATTTTGCAAGAAGACCTTGACAGGTACAATATAATAAAAGTTCGACCATTGACTCAAGAGGAAATGGGGGAAGTGTGCAAAGAGTTCGATTTAACTTAAAATTCATTCACAATGTTTCAAATGAAAACTTTTCATTACTTGTATGTTATCATCGGAATGATGGTAGCTGCGTTCTTTGGAATTTCACTTGGGATGGGTATCACTTGCCTAATTCCGGTGTCATTCGTGGTGATTGGGCTGTTCGCCTACCAAAACATGAAGAAGAATCTTCCTGTCGGACAGGCTATTCTCAATGGCGGTTTACCACCCCTGATAGGTGGTCTTCTGATTTGGCTGTGTTTCTTGCTGGGGAATTGGTTCAATATAGGTGGATAATGAAGAAACTTGTATTCCTATTCTTGACGTTGCTGATTGTAGGCTGTGGGACGACTCGAAAGACCGTGTTCTTTGAGCGAGTAACCCCACAGCCTCTTTCGGTGATTGACAGCCTGAACACCGTTCACGGCTTGAGCGTTCCTACGAATTTAAACTCGTGGGGCAAAACGTACTTCATCGGGAATGATTCCGTGATGACAACTGTTTACGTCTTGACTGAAAGGAAGAAAGACACTTTATTTATCTTTTCTGTTACTGAAACAGCCGGAAAAGAAAATGTAATCTTTAAATTTAGGAAGGAATGATTACAAGAGGACTTGGATTTATTGAAAGTGGCGTCAATCCGAATGACGCCATTTATGCAGCTCCAAAGATTGAACTCCCGAAGAGCTATGAACTGAAAGAGCAACTCCGTGTCTATGACCAAGGAAACAAAGGAAGCTGCGTTTCCTGTACCGTTGCGGAGATGTTCAACTTCTATTGTAAATCGAAAGGTCGTGAATCGGGCATCGGTTTCGAATACATTTACGACAACCGTTCTGACAAGACTATTGACGGAATGATGCCTCGTGAGGCTTTCGAAATTCTTAAACGGGAATCTCGTATTGATTTATTCGCTCGTGTGACGTCTCTTGACGCTCTCAAAAAGAGCGTTCTTGTCAATGGCGCAGCACTTATAGCGATGAATGTATTTTCGTATAATGACGACTTTTGGGATGGCGATGAATTCATGGGTGGTCATGCTGTGGCTGTCGTTGGTTATGATGAAACAGGCTTAATCATTAAGAACTCCTGGGGTACAGGGTTCGGTCGTGGTGGCTATGTTACTCTCCCATACGGAAAGTTTAACAAAGTACGAGAAGCCTGGACTCTGCTGGGTTAATCTTTCGTTACTATTTGCGAGGAGCACTTCTTTCAGGAGTGCTCTTTGTTTTTCTTCGAAAATCAAGAAGGAGTCTCCCTGTCGCAAGCTGGCGTTCCCTACGCAATTTCCGGTACAACTATCAACATCACTGGATATGGTTCAGGCAAAGGAACTGTTAGCGTAACAGCTCCAGCAGGGGGTTCTTGGAGTATTGACTTCGCAAGCAATGCTTTCAGCCTTACTGCTTCGCCATCATCGGGTACTGGTCCGAACAGTTCCGTCACTATCAATGCTATCAATGATTCTGGTCAAACAGGTATTCACAGAATTAATATCTATCTTAAAAACGGCTCAACGGTTGTTGATACAGCAACCGTTCAAGTTCGTATAACTTCTCAAGGATGATTATGAAGGAAAGGAGCTGGGATATCCCAGCTCCCAATTCCAATTATGGTGTGATAGTTTGGTTTTCAGCTTTAAGAGTGAAAGTTGAAAAGTACCTAGAGTCGAATATATTTTGGCCACCCCGCTGAATGCGTACTGTAATAGTGTCACCAGCTTTGGCTTGAACAGTTTCCATCCTGCTTCCTGGTTTACAAACTGTCAATCCGTTTGTATTATTCCACATAATTGAGGCATTTTCATACCCAGAACCCATAGAATAATAATCATTTGGACCATACAATGGAATACCCGTTGAATTAAATAGATAAGCGGTTGCTCCTGTATAATTACGGAACTTAATTGTTAGGGTAAATCGGGAAACGACGGCTGCTTGCAACAGGGAGACTGCTTGGGTCTTACCACTACCAGTCTGCGTATAGGAAACAGAACCGCCTCTCGAACCGCTTTGATTGGACGCAGCCGTAATAGATGTTCCATCCGTGTTCTTGCTGAACCCTGTTCCGCTAATCGTAGCCGTCCATGCAACATTTTCCTGGGTCGATGTTTCGACTCCGTTTATAACTTTCTTTCGGTAGGAAATTACGGTAACGGATTTCGTTTCACCACCATCGACGAAACTGAGCGATGTCGGAGTCACGGAGAAGTAATAGTTCCAAGTTACTACTCCCGCAGCCTGACTTGCGCCAACAGTACGTGTCATCCCGCCACCAGCGACTGAAAGGCTCGTACTGCGTGTGGATTCTGTCTGGTTAGCAGACGCTGCGACAGTCACAGTTGTGCTACCACTTCCTCCGGAGTCCGGAGTTGCTGTAATAAAATCTTTCTTCATAATTCTTAAAATTAGTTATAACTAAATGAAATTTCACCGCAAATTTAGCGGTTTATATCTCGAAATCAAAATCCTTTGTCGTTATCCTACAAAACGAGCCTTCCGGAGAAAGGCATATCACCTCTGTTTGGTCGTCTAAATACGATACAGATAGGACGGGGAGATAAGTGTATCCATCAATATAGAAAATGCCTGCAGGCTCCCCGTTAAGACCGTCAAACGTGGGAACCTGTATCCTGGGGGATACGACCTGTTTACCGCCACCGAAAACTCCGAAGTCCCTAACAGTCTGTTTCACCGTGACGAGTACCTGTTCAAGCTCGTGAATATACTTGCGTTTCATGTTCAAGTAGGAATTAAGAATCATGCTGACCTCAATCTTCCCTTCAATTCCGTACAGTTTCCTCGTTTCATTGCGGAGAACCTGAAGTTCTCCTGCGGAGAGTTCTTCAAAATCCTTTTCAAGAATGTCGAGCAACTGTTTGTTTCGCTTTTCTTCTTTCTTCATGTCTTCATTCTTTTATATGTAAAACGTTCTTTTTCCGACAATCAATTGATTTTACGCCAGAATCTTCCTTATTCATTTAAAATAGAGCCAAGCAGTCTCCCTGTCGCAAGCAGCCGTCGTAATAACCTATAAATATAGAATTGCACCTGAATTGATTACAGTTTCTAATTCGCAACATGGTTCTGTGACGAAAACTGTTCTGATGTATAAAGAGCGTTATGTGAATGGGGTTAAAGATGGTGAAGAGCAAATTGAATACTCTTTACTTGACCAAAATGGAAGTTATTCCCCTGTTCCTTCTACCACATACACAAATGTTTGGGGAGGAACTTGGACAATTGAAAAGACAGGGAATTCTTTAAGGGTAACGACAATTTCAGGAGGAAGCAATTCTTCTGGTGGAATCACTGGTGTGAAATTAATGCCTGGAACCAGTTATGCTGGGACAATAAATACCGATTTAAATTTGGGTCGTCCATAATTTCAAATAAAAAGAGCGGAGTTTTCGGCTCCGCTCTTCCCTGTCGTCAAACAATAAATCAAAATATGAAAACACAACAAAGAGAATTCATTTTCCTCTGATGATAGTAGTATAACGGTCATAGATGGCATCCCAGTTCTTTTCGACAAGTTTGCATTTCTGTGTGAAAGACTTATCGTTGAAAGTGTTGATGTTTTGAAAGACTCCGGCTTTCAGTTCCGGATGCCACATCTTTAGAAAGATACCCTGTTCACTGATGAAGCCTATTTCCTCACCCTTGTAAACTAACTGTGCATATTCTGACGTGGGCATTCCGGCTCCACCCTTTACCGTTACTCGATTTATTTCAATAGGTGCTATCATGATTCCTTTTCTTTAAGTTGTGATTTGATTCGAAGATTGTAGTTATCCCATATCAATTGAGCGTGTTCCTTGACCCAGTTTACTGCATACCTGTGGTCTTGGGGTTCTTTTAGTCTCAAATAAACAGGTTTGGGGTACAGTACAGGCACAGTGATGAATTTCCTGTAACGGACATGATTGATTCTCCTTTGTAGAAAATCTGTGAACTTCTTTGTTCACCGCAAGCACGCTGAAGTTTTGACGGCTTCCCACCTCTCTTTGATGTAAACTTTATCTTTGCCATAATCATTAATTATTTAGAAGTGGACCATTCAGGAGCTGTCTGACCGTAACATTCACAGGCTTGAACGATGCTCTTATTGAGAGCCTCCCGATGTATAGATATAAACTTATTCAGGTTATCAACTGATTCCTTTAAGAGACGTATTTGATAGTCCGCAGAGTCCTTTTCAGATGTACAGGCTGTCGGGATATCTTCTCTCGCTTCGTACAGTTCATCAAGTAAAGATTTCAGTTCTTTGACTTGGCTTTCCATACCGCATAAAGTTTGATTCGTTACTTCCCAAGAATCTTTATAGGAAGAACCACTTTTGAATGTTAGTTGATGTTTCATGACTATCGATGTTTAAATTTGACAGTACAAAGATAGTGGAAAGAAATGAGACTGCAAAGAAAATCCCGGAATTTCTTCCGGGAAATCTTTGAGAGGATTGATTTTTATGTGAAATCGAACTCGGCTACACAAACATATTCTCCCTGATACTGAGGGTCTCCAAGATATAATCGAATGTACTGAAGAGCGTGTGAAGCGGGAGTGAATTGCTTTCCGGCAGACATTCTAAAATAATGTGCAGTAAAGCCAGGAATTCCAGGGTTCTCGGGGTCACTTTGAACTTTGTCATAATATGACTTGGTTCCAGCTCCAGGAATATCTTTATACAAAGTTTCCATGTAAACGCCATTATTAAATGGCTCCTCCCATATATTTTCGATACTGTCTGAAAGCAATAACGCTCCTCTTGTTACCCAATAAGTATCGGACATTTCAGACACGGAAGGAATCTGTGCATTCATTTTAACTGAAAGATATGAAACTTCTCTTTCGTAACCATTGTCGTTTATTTCTGACTTTACAGAAAAACCCGTTGCGTTGAACGAAAAAGTAACATTTCCATTCCATTTATCAGCAATTGAAGTTAAACCCACAACGGGCATGAGCGGAATTCCGTTTTGGTCAACGGTTACAAGGCGAGATACCCCCCCCAGCGGAGAAGTTCAAAGTTGTGGAGCGAGCAGAAAAGGTTGGATTTGGGTCAGCAGATACGCTTACTTGAGCCGTACCCCCCCCCGAATCGGGAGTGATTGTAAGAAAATCTTTTTTCATGATTCTTTAATT